GCGGCTGTTGTAGCTCTAGCGCAGGCGGCTTCGCCGTTTTTGGGCTTAAACGCTTCGCGCTATTGAGGTACTTCCGCGCCCATTACAACAACTGATATGTCTGCTGTGGTTGATTCTACTACTAGGAATTCGCTTTGTGGCACAATGATGCCTGTGCGTTCTAGTGTATTGTGGGGAAGGATTTCTACAGCATACTCTATGATGTTTGCTACATCAATGGTGTTGTCTGTGGTACTTCCTGAAATAGTGATTTGAGCTGTGGCAGGACCTCTGTTGCAAACACTCACGCTCACTGTGGCATACTTTATGTCATTGGGTGCTTCATACACAGTTTCTGCTGTGTTTGCTGCTGCAACATCAACAGCACTCAGTCGTCCGTTCATCGGTTTGCCTCCTTGAGACAACGAATTTTAGCACTCACAACTGCTGCACGAACATCTGGTTCTAGCGTTTCCAATAGGGGTTCTGCTGCGGATTCTTCATCTAGTGGAAAGGTTGCCAACTGTGTGGGCACTTGTATACGGAACGTTGCTTTGTGTCGATCAGTAACAAATAGTGTTGTCATTTCAGTCATACTGGTTCTCCTTGTGTATTATTTATCGCAGGATATTCAAAATTTTGACACAGTTCATTTCGATCCACAAAGTGTGCTCCGTTGCGTATGTGAAAGCGTTCTGCCATTTCAGTTAGAGGTGATAGTGTTACCCAACGGCTCACACTAGGTGTACGTTCACTAATAGCACGTTGAGCGCCAAATATGATGTCTCTACCTGCACCTCGATCATAACTCCAAACAGTGTAGAACACACATACATCTTCACCTACACAATCTAGATCCTGTTCGTTCTGTGGTACTCTGTCACACAGTGCTGTACACACTACACTTCGAACAGTACCGTCTGTGCCTTCTAATATCCACACAGTTCTTCCGTTGCGCACCCGTTGTTCAAAAGGTATATGTGGGCGCACAGGATCATCGTCTATCAAATATTGTTCGTTTGCTTTAATCGTTCTCAACACGTTTGTACCATTCTCCCAGTGTATAAAGTTTTTGATCTGTACACTGTATGTAGTCTGAATTGTTTGAATGGCGTATCGAACCTGAACCTACAACTACATCTCCGTCACGATATGCAAACGGACGTTGTATTGTTACGTCTATGTATTCACCGTAGTCGGTGCCCAATGTAAGGAATGTTACCCAACGATTGCCACGACCACGGAATACTCTACCATTGGCAATAACACCTGCAAAGTCCACACGTTCAAGGAAGTTTGATCTTACTCCGCAGCCGGGAATAAATCCCTGTTGCCACCATCCTGGTTTGGTGTCTATTCCTTTGCGATGCGCTTCGCATTGATATACCCACGGTTTGTAGGAGCCTTGACAGTGTCGGAGATTTGCTCTCCAGAATTCTTCTGGTTTGTGTGCTTTGCAGTAGGCCAAGGCCCATATGAGCCGTCCAAGATTAACTGCGTGAGCTCTGCATAAACCAAAGCCGCTGAGTTCTTGCAGGGCTGCCATAGCTTCTGCTTTGCGTGGGTTGTTGCCCAGCCTTTCAACAAATTCAAGTATCTTTTCATCGTTCTTTTTAGCAAATGCTCTCCTATACATATCAGCTTCATACATATCAACGCCGATAATGTTTGATATAATATCAATAGCATCGTCTTCGAATACTATCGAGTCTTGTACTGCTTCTTGTGACCAGTCTTGAAATACTGCGGCCTTTTGTCTGCCGCTCATAGCAACTGGTCTTATCATTGCTGTTGCAAACACACAGTCATATACTGACGTAGGTTGTATAGCTCTAAATAATCTACGCATAGCAGGGCTTTCTCCTTGTGTTACGCCTAGTACATCGCCTCTAGCTAGTAAGGCTGCTGTACGGTCGTCGTATGCAGGATAATCCGCCAATGCAGTGTCAGGATCTATCTCTAGTAGTTGTGATAGTCCACGGTTTGCAAGTATGTCTACCTTGAGGTGTTCAAGGTCTTCTACTTCGTGTTTGTCAAGTAGTATTTGGTTGTCTTGTGATATTAGTGATTTAGGTAATTGCCTAGTGAACATTACGATGCCTCCACAGTGTTTTGATATTGCTCGCTTCTTGCCTATGAGCTTGCGTTCTATACGCTTCGCTTCTGTAGGATCAACTCCTACTGATTCATATGTAAAGTTGCGTGGTAAATTACCTGTGGCTCCGAGTCGCTTTGCAGCTTCTCGGCGGGCTGACTTCTCCTTATAGGTCACGTAGTTGCTTAACCTTGCCGTTTTGCCTGGCCACTTTTTGAAAATGCGTTCCATTACTTCTGTTTGACGCCAATGTTCAAAGTCTATATCAACATCGGGCAGGTCGTCCCTTAAAGGATTCATAAACCGTGCCACAGGTATGTTCCACTCAATTGGGTCTACATCTGTAATACCCAACAAGTAGCACACAAGACTTGAACCCGCCGAACCTCTAGTCATATGAGTAAGGTCTTGGGTTAGGTCAATGATGTCACAAATTTGAAGGAAGTAATCAGTGAAACGCTGGTTCAGGATGAGCTCAAATTCTTCTGCCAGACGATTTTGATATTCGGGTCCGGGTGGGACAGGCCTAATAAATCTATCTAATAGCCTTTGTATGTTTTCTAAATCTGTTGCCATTTTAGCCTCTTGCTTGTCTTTGTATGCCTAGTGCGCAATACATTGCGCAAGAGTATTTAGCATCGAGATTTATTCGTCTCCTAAATTATTGAGAAATTGTCTTAGTTTTGTTGAATCTGTTTGGGCACGTATTTTACCTACAGTATCACCCTCAGTTGGATCTTCTCGTTGTTGTCCTTCTTCTATAGGTGCGCCACTACTGCGTTTGATTTGATCAAACACGGTTGACTTACGTTTGTTAAACTCTTGATACTCTTCATCCTCTCCTAAGTCTCTAATACGCAAACTGTCTACATCAAACTCTAAGTCGATCTTTTGTCCAACGCCACTTGAACTTCTAGTCTTCATTAGCTGTATTTGATAGCGTCCACGTTCACGCATTGCTCTACTTGTAAAGATACCGATTAAGTTATCTGCTGTATTGATCTTTGAAATACCACCTGAGATATGCGAATGATCAAACTCAATCTCTTCAACCGAACTCCTGTTCAACTGCGATGCTGTTACAAACAAACAGTTCAGTTCCATAGCCAAGTTACGTAGTTCTTCTGACACATACTTGTCTTTAACAAACAAGTTCTCTGCACTAATCTTAGCTGCTATCGGATGCATCAAGTCCAAATAGTCTACAAGCAATACGTCTACCTTCTTGCCTGTTTTGATCTCATATTCTTTCAAATAACTTCTAATGTCATTTGCGTTCTTGCCAGTGGGCATATACTTGACCTGGAATGCACCTGACTTTTTGCCAATCATCTTTACTTTCATTTCAACATCGTCAATGCTCTTAAAAACATCACGACTTGGAATATCTGTAGTCATTGAATCAAGCCGCATACTAACTAGATTCTCTGAAAGCTCAAATGTCAAGTAAATTACGTTCATACCTGCTAGTGCCCAGTTCACGCCCAAGTTAGCCAAGAACAAACTCTTACCCGAACCTGAACCACCTGCAAAGATATTAAGCTCACCTCTGTTAAAGCCACCAAACAGTTTCTTATCTAGTGCCGGCCAACCTGTGCTTACTTGTCCGTTTTTGTCTTTGATTGCTTCTAGTCTACTTCTAGGATCTGCAAAGTAGTCTGTACCTAGATCTTTTTGCAAACCAATCTGTACTGCTTTCTTAACCAAATCCTCAACCGGACCATACTCCCCTTTTTCCAACAGATCTGCGCTAGTAAGGATGGCCGCTTCCAAAGCCTTGTGTCTGGAGAATGTTTCAAACTCCTGAAGTAGCCAGTCATAATGATTCTCCTGTAGTTGCCCTGGGTCTTTTAAGTTGCTGTCTGTAGCAGCATTAATCATTTCAAATGTAGGAAGTGCATTATGTTCTGTTACATAATCATTTAAAAATTTTGCAGGTGCTTGCAACTTTCGGTCAAACGTGTCTGGATTAAACACAGCCTGACAGCGAACAAACGACTCTGCATCTGTTAACATCATTTCAAGATATACTTTTTGTATATCATAACCGTAATCTGTATTTTGTCTTGTCATATTGTAATTATACTTTCTGATACCATATATTGTCAAGTGTTGTTTTTTGTTTTGTCTTTGCTAATACTGCACCGATACACGATCCCGGATCACCAGGATTAGTAGGAACCCATACATTATTCCAACGTGGTTTAATTTTTTCAACTGCCTGTCTATTAAGTGCGCCGCCACCTGCTAATGCTATGTTAGAGCTACCTGTTTCTTTGCGAGCCCATTCACTTAGGTTCATTAAACAGTACTCAAATATTGCTTGGGTGGTTGCTGCTATATCGTATATATCCTGCTGGCTACACAACCCAGGACGCCACCAATTGCATCCCCTGTGTAAATTTTCGTGTAGGGTAACTTTAGGGTCTACACCTAAGCCTTGCATTGATATAATCTCATCCCACATTACTTTGAACAGTCTTTCTTTGCTACCTTTTTCTGCATACTGTGCCACTAGATATTCGTCACGTTGTGCTTGTAACCCCATACGTTGTGTCATAGCACTGTAGAAAAGTCCTAGGCTATGTGGATACCCTTGTGAATGTATCTTCTTAAGTCGATTGTTCTTGCCGTGCCATATGGTCAGGGTCTCAAATTCTCCAATACTGTCTAAGCATATAACAGCACAATCGTCATAGGGCTGAGTGTAATAAGCATAAGCAGCGTGTGAAAGATGGTGTTGGGTATACAAAATGGGACAACATATATTATATTGCTTTAGATAACTACGTATATTATTTTCTTTAAGTAACCAACCCTGGCCTGCATACAGCTGACGTAGTGTTTTTAATAGGGGACGTTCGTACCATATAACTTGCTCAGGTACTCCGTATTTGTCTAGGGCATATGCAATCTGTTCTTTATTATGATTAGGGTCATTAGCAATGCCTGAGAAATCTTTTGATAGACTTGCCCATAGCAGTTTGTCACCTTTAAAAATTCCTAGGCTAGCATCGTGACTGTTACCAACCATTCCCCAAATAATCATACAATAATATCTACCTTTGGCATATGTGGATTATGTTTTACTTCTTGACCTTTTGAATTGTAGGAAGTAAAGACAACTTCTTCAACTCTTGTTTGTCCTCTTTCTTTGATATGACGCACGTGAATTTCTGTATCTACTTTAGGCGTAGAGAACGTTTGAGTATAGTAACTTAATACTTGGTATGGTCCTAAGTTTTCTATCATTTATATATAAATGGATCTCTTTTCTTGAGTTCCTTAATTTTACGTCTATAAGCAATTTCTTCTTTTATCTTATAGTACGGCCAAGCAATCCAACTCCATATCTTTTTTAGGATCTTTTTTATTTTGTGAACCATTTTTTTGCTCTCAGTCTTATTTTCAAAGGCGACTCTTCTGATTGTGTAGCAATACTATGTAACGTATACAATCTACCATAACGTTGTACTGCATCTCCTATATCGTTAATATCATCTGCCCATTCAGGCATTGAAACAGAATATCCTAGTTCAATAGCTTGCTCTACTAATTTGCTGCCAGCTTTGTCTCTATCAGGTACAACAATTATTTCCTTCTGTAGCTTATTTAGCAGCAGTGATTGTTGGTCAGATATTTCACTGCCTCCTAGCGCACATCCTTCTACGTGTAGTGCATCTATTTGTCCTTCGCAAACAATAGCAAATACTTTGTTATGTCGTTGTTCGTCTAGGTTAAACACATAGCCAGGTTGCACTTCTGTTAAGTATTTAGGCTTCTTATCTGGTGTGATAGCACGAGCAGTCCAGCCTACTATTCTACCTTCATAATAGAAAGGAATAATAAGCCTATCACGATAACCTAAACTAGGTGACCAATGATAGTCAATGTCGTCTATACGTAGATTGCGTTCTAGCATATACTGAAACACATTTACCATACGCTCTGGTATAGTACCTGGCTCTGCCCATTGATAGTCTGCAAGTCTAACAGCATCTTCTGGCAACGGTACAGAGTCGAACGTGGGCAGTTGAGCAATACGTTCTAGTGCTTCAACGCCCTCGTTCTCTCGCATCACATCAAGTGCCACCTTGTTGATTATATCGTCAGGCGCTCCCATCCATTGATAGAGCCTTCGCATCTTGTGTGAAAAGTTACGCCCAGGTTGCCACGAGGCTTTGAAACCACAGTTAAAACAATGATAACTTACACCTCCGTCAGGATTGCTTATTAGTCCTCCTCGGCCTCTATTATCAGCTGAGTGGCCGTTGTGATGGCAACAGGGCGCATTGAATGATAGCCAGCCGCTAGGAGTTTGTTTCCTCTTAGCAGGCAGGTATGTCAGAACTGATTCGGCTACTACACTCATAGTATTATTATAGCGTAGTTGCTAATTTATGTCAATCAATTTCTTACTAAAATTTTTGTAATTTTATCAGCAGGATTTGAATTTGCTTTGAATCGTAAATGACTAAACACACCGTTGAAATTTACTGGTAACGGTTCTGTTTCTGTACCGCTGAATGTCATTGTTGCAATGTCTGCCCAGTTAGTGCTTTCGGTTACTTGATTATCTAGTGTTGCTTGTACTACTATATTACCTACATAAGAACTAGTATACGCCGCTGCGGTATGTAGTGCTTCATTACCGTTTATACCAGGTTGAGCATCAATTGTTTCTGATATCCACTGATCTGTACCTACTTCTGTTTGTTCAAATTGTGTAACTTGATACGTTGCAAGAGGTCCAGGAAATGTTTTTGCATTTACATAAATTGTTGCATCGTTGTCAAAATTACTATGATTGTATGTCAATACTTTATTGCTATCTGCATCAACCAAATAAATGTTATAGGAAAGAAATTGTTGCTTTATATTAAGTAATTCATTTTCTGTTATAGTAACACTGAACTTGCCTTTGATTTCGCTCGAACCGTCGTCTTGCACAACTCCGTCCTTTTCGATTACTAACACTTGATTTTCATCGTATGCAACAAACTTGGGAGTATAATTTGTCATTGGTATTGGACGCTGATCTGCGTTATATAATCTAAAATCTAAGACATTATCTATGCCTTTAAAAACTTGTAATTGTCTACTGTACACTGGTCTATACTCCACTATGAATCCGCTTTCATTTGAACGAAGCTTGGTTAAATTTGAGACTAAATATCTAGGTGTTAGTTGCATAATGTATTTATCGGAATAAAATGTTAACAAAAGATATACAAGAAAATTTTCCGTTCTTAAGTGTGGTTACTTATGGGGGTAACGAATATATCGGTATCATCATTAATCAGGATCAAACAGTAACATCAATGTATGTTTACACAGATTTAAAATCAAAAAAAGAACAAAGTCAATTTTTAGAATTAGGAGATATATGGTGGTGGGAGTCAAATAGACTCATTCCTATTAATATATTTCTAAGAAAAGAAATGGACCAATTTAAATATTCTATAGTTACAATGAACTCTAAAGATGTTAAGATAACAATTGGACCTGTTGTTAATCTCAATAATTTAGCTGTAAAGCGTGTAAAGCGCAGAAGTGTACAGCTAGTAAGAAAACCTAAGTAGTAAATTCTTCACACAATAAATTCATATGTATTACTACAGCCATTGCGTAACTTATTGCGTGTGCTTTCTTAAAGTAATAGCTACCGTCTTCGGGTTTTTTCCAAACTTCTGTTAGTATCGTTTGCCAAGTTTCGTTGACAAGATGCCTCTTCGCAGGACGTATCATCGCTAGGACTGCTGCTAGTTGTTCTACTGATTTGGGTTTCGTTTGCTGTAGAATTGTACTGTGTTCGCCTACGTGAAATAAGTTGTTGCTGAATTCTGGCTCTGTTAATAAATCCCATAATGGTTCCTTATCCATAAGTTGTTGTAGATGTTCGTTACTCTTAACGTTTTTATAAATGCTTACATTTAAAAAATCTAATTTAAAATAGCCTCTATCTTCTGCTGTTTTATGTTCGATTGTTGATAAGTTGTCAATAGGATTATGTGGAATTTCTGTTACATAAATTCCTGTATTGTGTTTCTTATCTGTATCTAATTTTGCCACACGGTGTTGTATCTTGTCTAGTATAACACTGCGATCTGCAAAGTCGATATCAATATCAGGCAAGATGCTTCTCCAATTTACGTGCTTTTTTTGTAGCCATATCCCATTTTATTTTTGATACACGATCTTTAAACGTTATGCCGTGTAAATGATCCCATTCGTGTAAGTAACATTTTGCACTATACCCTTCAATTTTTACAACCTGTTCTTCTAAATTCTCATTGTACCATTTTGCAAGTATTTCTTTTGGACGTTTTACTTTGACAAAAATATTAGGAAAGCTTAGACATCCTTCAACATCTAAAATAGTTTCTGATGTATACTGTAGAACAGTTGGATTAATACAAATAGTACTATTCTCTAAGCTGTCGCCCATAACAAATACTTGTGCATCTAAACCAACTTGATTTGCGCTCAGGCCAATACCATTACTAGATAACATTAAGTCTACCATTTCTTTTTTTAGTTCAGCAGGGTCAAATGTAGGGTTTTCTAAATCAACTTCTGCAACTTGCTTGTCTAAAAACGGATCTGGATAGTAAACTAAATTCATAACTTGCCTTCTTCTCTCAACTGTGCTCTTATCTGTGTTGCACTAATATTGTGTATCTCTTCACCCAAGTCGTGTTGTGTAAATGTATAACCTACGCCGCGACCATAACTAATGTCAACTATGTTTGGTACAAACATTATAACATATTCTTCGCCTTCTGTAAAGCCTTGATTTGCTAATCCTTGTACAATATTCTGTGTTACTGTTTCCACATCAAACGGGTTATCATCTTGCTTTACTGTGCGGCCGCCGCCAGCATCTTGACCTACAATACCTCCGACATCTCGAATCATAATACATACTTGACCTGTTTCTAATAGTGCTTTTTTAAATAGTGCTGTGTGACCATCGTGCCACGGTTGCCATCTGCCCAGCATTTGCGCAGTAGGCTTTTTCCAATCAAAACTCATCTTTTACTCCGTAACGAATGTGTTTATACCATATACGCTCGTGTACGTAATACATTATAAACTTTATTATTAAATCTATAACAAATACAGCGCCTACTGCTTTAGGTGGTAATCCAAATAAAAAAGCTATTGCTGCTGTTGTCAAACTTGCTATCAAACGCCAGGTTATTGCTTTTGCTAAATGACGTTTCTTGCTTACACGATCTTCCATTATACTGCTATTATTTCAGTCTCTAAAATATTGATCTGTTGTATTGCATTTGCTAATCTTTCCACGTCTCCGGTTTCTTCCTTTAGATGTGTTATAATTCTAAAATCAAAAGTTTTCGGTTCTTCAAACATTTTGTTTGTATCTTCAAATCTTCCTTCAGAAATTGTATCTACCCATACAACAACGTCTGCTTCAAAAATATGTCTAGTAAGATCAGTAGGACATACAAAATCACAAATAACAGTACGCCCGCATCCTTTTTCGTAATCTGCTAGGTTACGCATTCTACGAGCTTGACGTATTCTAGCTTCTTCACTAAATTCCCAGTCATTTGCCATTTTACGCACTTCATCTGCATTATACCACGCACAGTCATTTAAGTGTTTTTGCAACCTTTCGGCAAGCCAAGTTTTGCCTGCTCCGGGCAGACCCATAATTAATATTTTCATAAATTAGATTCCTTTACAACATCTTTTACAAGTTGAACATCGTTGGGCAGTCTCTTAAAGCGCATTGCCCAATGTTCAGGGTTGATCACGTGATATACAAGTTCTAGTTGTTCATCATTAAACTTACTTAGCATTTCTTTTCCACTTGCACAATTAAGTATGAGCCACGGTGATATCTTACCGTCCTTTATATCCCACACTGCCTTGTTAAGACTTATGTACAAAAAGTAATGATTCCAAGGAGCACTTTTGTCTTCTGCCCACTCCATCATTGTTTTTACACTACGTTCAAGTGCTGTAGTTACATCTTCTTTTAATATAAAGTCTAATGCATATTTTTCATACAATGCATCTCTGCACCAATGATCAAGTTTTACTCCACTAGTGACAACATAATCAATGTAACGCTCAGGATATAAAGGGCGCACATTACTAATAAACGAACCGAACTTGACGAATGCGTTGTAGTATTGACTGTTGCAAAATTCTTCATATGTTTTTTCTTTCTTTGCGCCTGCACTTAATTTATAAAATCTTTGAAAGGCATAAAATCCGTGTCGCACACGTTTTTCATCTTTTTGTAAAGCCCTGCGTTTCTTTTCGCACATATGGGCTGCAAGCGTTTTTTCTCTTACATATCCGCTACCGCAGTATTCACAAGTAAATGGCTTTTCGGACATTAGTACCCTCGTTGATAAAATTGATTTGTATTGTAGCCTGCATTTTCTATTGCTTGCCCTATACTATAAAAGTCTGTCGTATCTTCAACGACAGTTTGCATAACGTCTGCAAACTGTTTATCTAAATTTAATTCAAGCAAAGGTGCAATAGACTTTTCTAACCAATAGTAATGCATTATAGGTGTAGGGTGTTGATCTTGTATAATTTTACTTTTGTTTGTCCAATCACCTGCACCAGCAAACGTTGTTAATTTATCTTTATGATTATCTATGCACCAAGTATATAAATTAGTATCTATCCAGTTACCGTCTTCGACTACATTTTGATATATTGATAAATCTCCAGTTAAGTCTTGGTGTAAATCTATGCTAGATGTCATAAAAACTTTGCATTTCAAATTTTTTGCAATTGCTGTAGCAGCGTGAATATAATTCCAAGTGTGTAGTATATAACTTTGTTCGTCCCATAATTTACGTGCAATAAAAATCTTTGTCGGATCTATATCAGTATCTAATAATAAATTACCACCTTGGTACCAGCTTTCGTGCATACTTGCATCGTCGTATTTCCTATCAAATCTGTGATAGTCGGTCCATTGTATTATAATGACATCATTGGAATTTAATTGATTTTTTAATACTGCTTCAGAAAATCTTTCAAATATTTGTTTATTGCCTGCGCCTCTATTTGCCCAGTTTTGGAAGTTATCAAAATGAAACCCTAATATATCAGCCCAAGTTGGCCAATGATATCTTGTTAAACTGCATCCAAAGGTTAGTAGCTTGGTCATATTTTGAAGCCTTCAATTCCGTGCTCCTCTGCTAATTGTTTAAGTTCTTTTTTTGTAGATAAATTTGCAAGTAGCTCTATCTCATCTTGTTTCATATTTGGATAAATTTTTTCTAGTAGTTTTACACCTTTGCTATTGTCAGCACCTTTTTTCTTAAAACCTATCCAAGGATGAAATTCACTTTTGCCTGTGTTACCGCATTGACATAACAAGTACCACTGTAGTTTTGCTTCTTTGTTGCCTAGTACTGCCCAATTCTTGTTGTAGTATTCGTTTGTTTTAAACACAGCAAGTTCTTGTTTTTCACGTGAGCCTTTAACACTACTCATATACCTATTGAGGTTCCATAAGTCGCCTTTGATTTCTTTTTGTCCATCTTCACCTGCTGCGTCATACAGTTCACGCATTCCGCCATCCAGCGCAGGAATCATTTCTTTAAACAAGTCAATGTGTTTGTTGGGCATTCCACGTCTCTACATCTTCAGGAGTATTAATCTCAGTACCATTAAATTGTACACTCAAACAACCAATTTGCCAACCGTTTTTTAACCAACGCAGTTGTTCTAATTTTTCAACACGTTCTTCTTTTTCAATACGCATATGGTTGTAGCATTGCAGTGCATTCTTAGTGTAACCATATACACCCAAGTGCCATAAACCGTAACCCGTCATACCTCTACCAAACCATAGTGCAGAGTCTCCGCCACGTACCATTTTTACTGAGCTAGGATCGTTTTGTTTTTCTTCTGGCATATCTGTGTACACTGTGCTAACTTGATAGTGATTGCCTAGACTGAATTCACACTTTTCAACCATCTCTTGTGTTACGTCTGGCATATCACCTTGTACATTAATAAAATAATCATAATCGTCAAACTTGCGACTGTATACTGCACCTGCACATCTTTCTGTGCCGTTTTCGTAATCAGAAGTATCTATATAAACGCCTACGCCTGATGCTTGTGCTGCCTGTGCAATTAGCTTATGGTCTGTGAGTACATATGTATCATAGCCAAAATCTTTACATTTTTCTGCTACAGTTTGTATCATTGTTTTGCCGTTTAGCATTGTAAGCGGCTTTCCTGGGAAGCGAGTGCTTCCGTATCTAGCCGGTATAAGAATAGCTGATAATTTCACGCACTGTCCTTTCAAAGTCTTCTAGTCGTAACATATTAGGTCCGTCACTTGGTGCATTGTCTGGGTCAGCGTGAACCTCTAAAAAGAAATTCCTAACACCCAAAGCACTACCTGCACGACATAAGCCAGGAACATAATTCCTATTCCCGCCGCTACTACTTCCGTTGCCACCTGGCTTTTGTACACTGTGCGTGGCATCCAAAACCACATCACAATCAAAGTTATCAAGCATATAGTTAATGCCGGTGAAATCAACAACCAAAGTATTATATCCAAAACTAGTTCCTCTCTCTGTAATCCAAATTTCAGGCTTATCTTTGCTTGCACCGTAGCACTTACTCAATATACCTTCAACATCCCAAGGTGCTAAAAATTGTCCTTTTTTGATATTTACAATTTTTCCGCTGCTACAAGCTGTTTGTATCAAGTCGGTTTGGCGACATAAAAAAGCAGGAATTTGGTACACATCTACTGCATCTCCCCAGGCATTCAGAGTTACAATCTGTCCTGTGTCGTGGACGTCTGTCAAAGTTTTTAAACCTTTGATTTGTTCTTTCATACTTCGAAAGTCTTGCATTGTCTTAGCAAGACCTACTCCACGTACACCTGTAATACTTGTTCGGTTTGCTTTGTCAAAACTTGCTTTGAAATAATATTCAATACCTAGCTTATCACATACACGTTTACATTCCTGTGCAATCTCTAAACTTTGTTCTAGTGTCTCGTGTTGACAAGGGCCTGCAATAATTTTCATTCTTTAGTATCCTTTATTAACCAATATGTTGTAACCAGCTTATCCATTTGTTTTTTTAATGTTTCATTTTCTTCACATAGGTCACATAAATTTTGCCATTCGCCGTAGTGTATTAGATTGCCTTGGGCTCTAGAAACCGCTCCTGGATCTCCGCCTACAATCCATCTTGGTATTAAATTATGCGGAGCATCTCTATAACGAGCATATACAACACCATCTACACGTTCGTATATTAGTGCTTCATTTGGTTTTAGATTTCCCAACTTGCGTTCCACTTGTTCTTCGTACAATGTCGTCGTGATTAAATTCAGCCCAGTATAGTTCAAATGCTACACCGTCTTCTAAGCCTTCAAACTGATGAATTTTGCCAGGCTTTACTTGTGTAAAGTCACCTGCTTCAAGAATAGTTTCATCTACTAGTCCTTGATCGTCTTGCCAAACACGTACAATCATCTTGCCTGATTCAACAAAAAATCCGTTCCATTTAAATCTGTGTTCGTGTTCTGAACACTTATAACCTGCTTTGTATTCAATACGGTGAAACTCTAAAACACCGTTAGCGTGGATAAGTTCAGTCTGTCCCCAAATCTTTCCTGCTTTCATTTTGTTCTCCTTATAATTTAAATGCTATTACTAACAAAATTGCTACCAATAATATGTTAGTAAACATAATTTCAATGGCAAGTATTGTATGATACCATATCCATCTAGTTTTATATGCATTCTCGATTGTTACCTCTGCAGGGTCAACATCATCTTTCATTACATCTACAACTTTTGGTTTTTCATCTACTGGCGGTAAATCAGCATCTAATCCTAAGTCTTTGTCTTTGACATTTAAAAGTTTGTTAAGCCATTCCATACATTAGTCTCTTTTTGTTTACATTAGCAAAGAATATTCAATTACTTCACATTGGCGACTTATATCTTTTACAAAAAATGCACACATAGGATCCTTTTTATCGGTAACAGGTACACTAAGCAATTGTCCGTTTTTCATTTTTGGAAAGTACCATTTCACATCAGTGTAAAAATTTTCTATAGTAATCAGTTGAAAATCTGTTTTAAAACTTGTTAGAGGATTAAACAAAAATGCTTCAAAGCCTCTATCGTTAATACTCGTTAAAGGTAATATTTCTATGTCGTTACCACTTTCGGAACAGCCAACAGCTATTGACCAGTCAACAGGCATAGTAATTTCATTATCGCCTATCTTCAACACCATTGCAGGTGCACTAAATGATTCAAGAAAGATTAAAGGAACAAAAAAGAAATCTGGATTTTTTGGATCCGAATTATCAAGTACACTAAAGCGCACATCGTCTTCTATTTGTTCAGGTAAATCATCTAAGTTGAAACACTCATTGTCTAAAGTTAATATTCTCATTTAATTCCAATCCACTTTTTCTATTGTGAATGGGTACTGCGCCTCCTTATAAAATTTCTTTCTTTGGGTAAGGTGCCGCTTCGCAAACTTACAAGTGCTTGTAAGATCCCATATTTGCACGAAGTCTTTGTCCTTTGCCTTTCTAACGCCTCTACCTATTGATTGGATTACTCTTACAAATGACTTGCCTGGTTCTATAAGAACAAGATTAAAAATACGAGGGATATTAATGCCGACGGCAGCAACGCCATACGTAGCAATGACCACGTGATTTGTTCCTTCGTTAATTTCGTCATATGCTTCCTTTCTGTCCTTTAATTTTACATCGCCTTTTACAAATACACTTCCTGGTATAAGTTCTTGTAGTGCTTCTCCTGCTGAAATACGATCTACAAGTATTAGAGTGTTGCCTGATTCTTTTACTGTATTAAGTAGTTTGCCTATATATTCTATTCTATCTTTATTTGTAACTAGATATTTTAATTCTTCTTGATAATTGCTGTGTGCTACAGTGTCCATTAGTTGTACAATGTTTACGTGACACTGCGATAGCACACCTTTGTCTTGTAATTCTTTAGCACTGATTTGTCCAATAACCGGACCAAGACTTGCGTGTATGCTTTCAAACTCAAAACGTTCTTTAGGTACTGTACCAGTTAGTCCCCAACGTATTGGTGCATTGCGTAGGTTACGTGTAAGCAAGTTTTTAAGAACTTCTGCTTTCGCTTGGTGTACTTCGTCAACAATAATAGTGCTTACACCTTCTAAGAACTCTGCAAGGCTTAGTACTGCACTGCCGTCTTTGAACTTCTTATCCAGAATATTCAAGCTCTGCCAAGTGCATATAGTGTGAGTCTTACCTAACTCTTTTCTGTCTCCGAAGTACACCCCTACGTCTAACCCACAATTAATGTAGTCTTCTTCTGTTTGTGTAACAAGTGATTTGTTAGGCACAATTACAAGACTACGTCCGTACGGCTCACTTATATGTGACAGTGTTGCAGTTGTAATAGTTTTACCTGCACCTGTTGCAATCTCTTGCAAGCTCTGTGGGTTTTTTAGAAAGTTGTTGATTGCTTCGACTTGGTAGTCACGCAGAATAATTTCTTCACCTTCTGCCGGATGACCTTTGGGCCAATGAACACCTTGGTCTGCCCAATAGCGTTCCGTAATTGGTTGCAAGTCTAGTTGTATAGGATGACGTCTATCTTCGATGTCAACTATTTGGACGTTGTTTTTAGCAAGTACTTGTGTAATAGTATCAAGATGATTAACGTAGCCAGTACCGCCAATACCAAAGAAAGCAACCTTGCCGTCCCAACGTCCTAGTTTATACTGTGGCATATAACGTGCGTAAGGCACTTCAAACTTGAGGGCATTAGAAAGCTTTCGACGGACGTCAACTTCTAATCCTTCTAGCTTGATGTTTACTTCGTCTTCAATTATTAATTTGCAACTAGCCATAGTATCTTGAATACTTTCTTATTGGACTTATATCCTCTTCTCTATATACAACTAAGTCACAGTTATGTGTAACATAACTGTCAACAAAACGATCTATTCTACTATTATAGCAGAATGCAGTTGTAGGTATCCATTCGTTGTTGACTAACAACTTCGGAAGTTTATTAGTACTAATATACACTATTTTTGTTGTCTTGTCAACCCAATTGTTCAACTTTCTATCGTGTATTAATTGATTAAAACTTGAGTCTTGGCCTTCTTGTCTAAACAGTACACTTTGTTGTTCAGGCTCTAAAATATCTCTAAAGTAGCTAATACACTCATAAAGCTGTACTTCTGCAGATTTTTCTTCAAGTAATACAATTATAGGAAATCTATCTAAATTCCACAAAGCTTGAAAAATTTGACTATTAGTTTCAACAGAAGGCTTACTTACATACGTAGGCCTTGCTCTAGTAGCAATTTTTTCTTCTAGTGTGGTGGGTTGTATTTCTCCTACAAAAGAAAATCCGTATTTGAATTTTTTATCTATCAAATTTATTTTGTTTTTGTTTGTAATATAAGGTTCTAGGTTTTTGTGTACATTCAATAGCTTGCCGTCAAAAAGTCCACTTAAATGATTTTCTGGGTGTTCCCTAATAGCACATAATTCATCATACAAATTTAAAAGTTCTTTATCAACTTCAAAACTTTTATTAGAAAAGCTGTCTAATATAGCAAGCACGTTTCTTTCTGTATATCCGAACCAATGCTCGTGCGTACCTTTGCTGTGCCTATAATCATCACACTGATAGCTGATACTATTAATCTCCATTATTTCTGATTTTCTAAATGGAAATCTAATTTTTATTTCGTCACCGACTATCTTTATGTATTTGCTTCGATCTATTTCTCTTAAAGGTTGTCTAAGCTCTTTTACAGCATAATCAAAGTCGCAATCTAAATTTACAAATTGTGTTTTGTATTTTTCAAGTTTTTCTTGCATTAACATAAACTGTCTATCTGTTAATGCTGTACCTTTGAATACCTGCCTAGCAATACTGTGCATTATTGTTATATCAGAGTTATCAAGAGAAATTTCTGGTCCTTGTATAAGTCCTGCTGATAGTTCTAGTAAATCTTCTATTGTAGCTATATTATTCATATATTAAGTATAGCTTAAAATATCCTAGATGTCAATCTATTAAGTGGTAAACCGTGTTTAATTTCTTCTATTGTAAATTCAGTCCAGGCATAATCGTTACGCCATTGTATCCTATCTGGCATTACAGGATTTTCTATATCGTGTATGAATTCTATGTTATTGCCTACATCATAGGCAAGAGAAGAAGGACTTACAAATGCAGGAACACCAGCAAGAATAGACTGGCATCCTGGATTACTACTATGACTTATAGTAGCCCAAACGTTATCAAATTCCATATCAAAGTTATCGTATGTACCTGTAATGTGCTTTGGCTCTTGCCTTATCACATTTCGTAATCCACGTTCTATGTGTTCTAGTCTACATCTAGGATGCGGACGGAATATTATAGGCCTATCAGTATATTTACGTATTTGGTCATATGTATCCAAGAACCAATTACTCATACTAGGCATATTTTGCCATTGTAAACTCTTGTTATGTTGTCCGCAAATAAGTATGTATTCTCCATCTTTGCGCCAAGGTTTCAAACTCATTCCAAACGCACTGGCACGATGGTTAGTATTGTTCAATTCGCCAAAGTATGCATCTTTGTTTATACCATTAAGTCCTACTTTCCAAGTAGTGCCTCGTTGTATGCCGCCTACTTCAAGTACGATTACTGGTTTATTTTTTTCAATACTCTCATCCCAGATTGACTTGTTCTTAGACATTCTCCCATTCCAAAGAACACTCCAGATAACATTAATATCACAATCCCGAGTGTTATAAGAAACACTATGGCCAGCACCCATAATACTATAAGCAAATGCATCAAAAACTGGTCTACTATTAAGCGCACCATAATCAGTCCATAAACTAAATTTCATTCCAATAAGCTTCTGTTCTTTCTGCCATTAGGTCTTTCTTTTTGCTATGCCCTTCGAACTTTCGATCACCTTTCATATGATCCATCCATTTACCTAGTGCGCTATTAATTAATGGATGTCCTCCGCCGCCGGTCTTGGCAGTTTTATTGTATATGTTAGCACTGTAATCTAATGCAGTATCCTTGAAGTCTGCAAAATCATTGTTCAATAATTCTCCAAACACATAGCTGTCGTGCCATTCTTCTAGGGTAAAGATACCATTGTCTGCATCTTCATACATACGTTCAAATTCTTCTACAAAACTGCAACCAACAGGATGATTCATATTAATACCGTAGAATCCACACTCAGGCCAAGTTTGTGATCCTTTACCTCTGCCAACATATGTTAACCAATTGTTATACGGTAGTAGTTCTTCAAACTGTTTAAAGCTCCAAGGACTATGTATATATGTGTCTGCATCCATCCAAACAATCCATCTACCTGTTCCGTAGTTTTTTGCACAAGCATCAAATACAGCATATGTTTTATTTGCAAAACGTATAGCGTGCCATTTAAAATCTTTATGCCAGTCTCGCGGACGTTTTGCTTTTATATGATCGGGCGGAATACCATTTGCTTTAGGATCATCTTTCCAACGCTCTTTAAAAGCATTTAGTTTTGGTAATTCTTGTTTTGCATCGAGTATAGTAATTTGATTTGGATCAGGATTTACTGGAATACAATCCTCTGCATAAACTACTAATTTGATACCTTTTGCAACATTTTGAGCAAAACTATCTATAAAACGTTGTCCGTATACTTTCATTCCTTCTGGATGAAAGGTTGTTATTACTATTATTTCTTGGCCCATTTTCTTAAATGTCTCCACGCTGTTCCGTCCTTTAATTCGTCTAGTGTCCAATGCATTTGTGCCATTTTATGTATCCACGTTTCTCTATCGAATTCTCTTAAATTTTCTATTTCAGCAAGTTTATGATGTGACACTTCTGCTGCCTGACTTCTTGCAGGATCTAATACAATAGTAGGTATTCCTTCTATTGCTGCTGCAACTGCCGGACTGCTATTATAATTTATTACACAGTGCGCATTTGCAAAATCGGATAATATGTTTGCGTGATTACTTATAATAACATTAGGTAATCTATATCTAACCAACATACGTTTATGATTTAGTGCTCCTTTATCACCAGGATGAAATCTTACAACAATTCTTCTATCACTCACTTTTCTTATCTGTGTAATTGTCTTGACTAGCCAAGGCATTAAAGCACTGCCTCTCATACTCCAGCCACCGTCTCTTTGACAGCAAATTACAATGTCGCCGCCGTGGAATTTGTAGGGTTTCATTTTTATACCAAGACGGTCTTTTATAAGTTGCCAGCGTTTAGGATCAGGTTCTTCATTGCAGTATTCACCTGTATCAGGAAAAATGCCATCATAACTATAACGTAAAAATTTATTTGAATTTCCAGGATCAGCATATAAGAATAAATTACTGTCTACAATAATACTACGTTTTCCAAGTTTTTCTTGTCTCTCAAATACATTTTTCCTTAATTGTAAATGTGGACTACGTTTACTGTTTTCGTGAACAAAACCTTGCACTACTGCTACATCGCAATCTACTGGATCGTAGTCACAAACTATTTCACCTTCATCTCCGCACCGCCATACACCTTCTATAAAATTAACAATAATTTTAGGCTTTTCTGGATTTGTATTACCTGGAGGTATACCCATTAAATAAGATGCTACTTTTAAGCTCATTTTATTTCCTTACATTGCATTGATTACTCTCCAAGCAAATCCACTACGCATTTCTCTTTCAGTAAACTGGCAATAACTTAGATGGCACATATATGCCATCATTTCATCTTTATCAGGAACTTTTGGATTCTCTATATTTTCTAATTTTGTTTCGCACACTAATTGTGCCGAATTAGGGCCTAATGTAATTGCTGCTCTTCCCTCCATTAATGCTTCAGTAGCAGCAATACTATTGTATGTTACTAAACAATGTACGTCATCTGCTAAAGCATCTTGTATTGTGTTTGTAGTTACACGTTCTGCTCTAATAGGTTTCATACGTATTTCAATTGGACGATCAGTAAGTTTTTTTATTTCTTTTACAATATTAGTTGTCCATTCTTCTGCTGTGCCTTGCCCAAATAAATTCATAACTTTGTCACTTGGGGGACATATCATTATCTTTCTGCCAGGCATAATAGGTTTATATTCATAATTACATAATTTGATTCTGTCAGCTGGCCTAGGAATAATAGGTCCCATATTTTGAACTGCGTTTTTTGTTATTCTATGCCAAATTTTATGCTTAATATGATTACCAAAATATCCTGTATCTATAGCATAAAATTCTCTACCAGATGCCCAACAGCTTTTTATAGCCTTTTGACTTCCACCACCTAAACCTCTAATTACAAGAGTGTGATCAGTTTCTTCTTCGTTTTCCCAATTTGATTCTAACTTTTCCTCTGGTACTCCTTCTAGAAAAGCTGTTAGGTAAGGATCATAATCCCAACCTTTTTTGAAATAATTATTACCGCCAGTACTGTCTATAGCTGCAACTTTATTACCCATTCATCATATCCGCTAGTTCTTGTTTCCATAGATTGCTAAATTCGCAATTCCTATAGTTTTCGAACCACGGTCCTCCTTCAGTATAATGTATTAATTTTGGCATTTCTACATCGTCATAAACACCAACAAGATAATTCCAAGTGTGATCCAATTCTCCAATTTCTTCATCTTTTAACCAACTAAATCTGTGCAAGTAGGCTCCATTGATTTCTGGATCGTTTACTAGATCCATTGTAAGTTTTGCATTGCTAGGATGCGCACAGTTAAACAACATTACACTTGACCAGTTTTTACGTGGGTAGATAGTTTGTTTTTGTCCATCCATCTTTGTGCCTTCTTTAGGTGTGTAATCGTGCTGTACACACATTACTGCATACTTGTCGTCTGCTTGATCAAACAGTTCTTTTATATCTGTAGTTAAGATCATATCGCAGTCCATAAACAATGCCCAACCTTTAAAGTTAGTTAGTTCAGGAATAAGAAAACGTGTGAATGTAAATTCTGTACTAGCAAGTTTATCCAGACTGCGTGTATACCATCCTGCATCTCTTAGTTCTTGCTGTTTTAATGGACGCACATCTGCATCCGGTTGCTTGTTTAGAATACTATGCTTACAAACTTGATACGCTATATCTTCTCTTGTGTCATATCCTACAAATACTTTCATTAATCACGCCTTTCTATATCTTCTTCTATACACTCGTCACCCCATTGCACTTCGAGTACGTGTGCATTTGTGTCTCCAGGATTTGATGCTTTATGCCAAACTTCTTTTCCAATTGTGTACGTCATTGTACTTGGTTTCAGATGCAAACTATCTTGTAACCCGTTATATTCTGTATCCATTTTGACAACACCTTCTAGTATTTTCCATTCTTCTAAACGCTTGAAATGTTTTTGGTCACTAAGTCCTTTACCAGGATAAATTACAAGTTCTTTTACTTTATAACCTTTTTCAGGTTTATAATCGAGTACACGCCAGTATCCCCAATCACGTTCAGTCTTTTGTGTTTTCCATTCGTCTAGTATCCAGCTGCTTGAGTTTGCTTTGTTTTCACCGCCTACACCGAAAACAAATTCAACATCTGTATATTTCATCTCCGGTATGTTAATTCTAGTTCTATCTCCCCCGTTTGCAAATATTACTTTTGTTTGGCTGCCTTTAGTAGACAATACTCTAAAGATTGCGTTATTTGCTGTATCATCTTCGTCATTAAATCCTATAACTTCATCTACACATTTTATTTCTCTTATAATAGCGCAACGTTCTTCAAACGGCATAAATGGTCTTCCTTTTTTCCTTGTTAACCAAGCATCGCTATTAACTCCGACTACTAAATGATCACCTAATTCTCGTGCTGCTTTGAAATAATCAATATGACCCGAGTGTAGAGGATCGAATCCTCCAGTAACTAAAACAACTTTCATACTGGTATTTATATGCGTATATTACTGCTAAATAAATTTATGAGTTATATATTACCTACCCAGCAGATAGTTTTTATTCATATACCTAAAACCGCAGGCGCAAGTGTAATAAACAGTTTTGCAGGTGAAAAAGTATTAATTCCGAACAGTAGAACAAAAAATCAAAATTATCATAGTACTCTTCAAGATGCATTAAACTTCAAAGATGTTGATCATTATTTTAAGTTTACTGTTGTAAGAAATCCTTGGCATAGAATAGTAAGTTGGTATACATTTAGGCGGAGAATTTTAGAGCTTAGTTTGAAAAGGTTTGCAAAAAATGTTCCTGTCAAAAAAGTTGTAAATGATCAAAAAATTATTGCAGACGAATACAGTTCAATGCAAAACTTCCATAAATGGCTTCCTGATTACATAGAAAAACCTTGGGACTTTACTTGGTTTTCGTTAAAGGATAATCAAATAGACTGGATAGACAATATTGACAGTGTTGATAAAATATTTAGATTTGAAACACTAGGAAGAGATTTTACTAACCATTTTAATCTTACGTTGCCTAAGAAAAATGTATCCACACACAAAAGCTTTGATTGGCGTAGTCTATATAATACAGATACTATAAAACTTGTAGAGAAAGTTTACGAAAAAGATATTGATGTATTCAAGTATACATTTAAATAGGCTTATAAACTCTTTCTTCTTCAAAAGTTGTAAACAATTTATAGCCTAATGAGTGCATAAAGTTTTCTAAGTCTTCTAAGGTATAATTAAATCTAGTTGCACACTTATCAAAAAATTCTAAAACAACAATAGGTTTGCATTTTTTTATTGTATTAACTGCACCTTTTAGTGCAAAATATTCATAACCTTCTATATCTAAATGTATTAGATTACATTCTTCTAGGCCTAAATCATCTATGAGCATAGTTGGTATTTTGCCAATGCCGCGCACATAGTTTTTTCCTCTATTGCCTTCTTTAATATGTAAGTCAACTAGTCCTCTTTTGTCTCCGATACAAGCTTGATACTTGAATACATTTTGTGTATCTGCATTTTGTGTCAAACAATAAAAATTAAGAGGTTCTGGCTCAAATGTGTATACCCATTTAAAGTGTTTTGCATATTCTTTTACATAATATCCTGCATTGCCGCCTGCCTGTACAATAACGTTTTTTTGATCTACCAATGCACAAATTTTTTGCGGTAAGTCGGCGTGTGTCAACATATAATTCCAACACTTTGTATCAGTCTTTGGCCATATGTAGTCTTGTCTATTTTCTAACAAGTTTCGCATCATCTATTGTTCCTTCTAGTCCTTGTGTCAAACTATGTGTTTTTATATTGTCGCCTATACTATAAAAAGGGTGCAATCTTGCTAGACTTGGTACTGTAGTATTTGTGTTTAACACCCAATCACCTATTTGTTGGTCAGCTGTTACGTGCCCGTGTTGTCTAATATGTTTTATAAGTTTATGGGCACCTTCTGGTTTTAAGATGTAAGCATATGCTCCTTTGAAGTAATTTCCTGTACCAATCTTATAGGGATTTTTTGGACTTTGGTTTACATATTTTTCTATCTGTAGTTCTGTATCTTTTTCTTCGTCAAGTAGTTGATTGTATTTTTTGCTATAAGGATCTAATCTGTCTAATTTTAAAACGTCTTCAAATTGATCGCAAATAGTATTACCGAAAGGACGTAAAATATATCCATCGTGTTCTAGTATACACATAGGTTCACCTTGCTTCAAACATTCTAGCCACAGATAATAGTGACTAAAAAAGCATCCGCGGACACCTAGTTTTCCTTTTTTAAATTTTCTTTTAGGTTGTATGCCAGTTGCATAATAATGCTTTTTCCAATCTTTACCGTTTATTGCTTTAAAATATTTTGGTTTTAGTCCGTGTATTTTTGCTTGTTCAAAACACTCCTGGGCCATTCTACAAGAGTGTTCATTTTCTTCTAATCTAATTATGTATGTTATCATAGATTATCAATTGCTGTTTGTAAACTTACAACTTTTCTTTGAATGTTACCTTTACGAATAGCAAAACTCCTGTGTGTATTATCAAATGTTTTGTAGTTAGATCTTTTTCCAAAAACGTGCATTTCCGGAAGTTGGGCTACATTATAATTATCGTATATATGAGTTCTTACTTGTACATCTGAATCCCACTGTAATTTATTTTTTAGTACCGATAATGCTACTTTGTTAATATCGGCAATAATATCACTCCGTAAAATTAACATTGCCATTCCGCCTTCAGTACCGTCTTTTTTAGTTCGTGTAATATTAATTGCGTGGTTAGTTTTAAACAACTCGTTTATTTTTTCTTGGTTTATTTTTTTAATTGCAATTATGTCTACATCAGAAACTACAACATTTTGTTCTGCTTCTGGAATACTAAACCATCTTGCAAGTGCATAAAAACCTCTTGCATTAGAATTATCTGATTTATAAGTATTTTTTATATCTTCAAAGGTTATATGTGTATTTGTAATAAAATTAATATTATTATTTTGTGGAAGATTTAGTCCTACATAATGCAAAGACAATTCGCATTTAGGATAAAATTTTTTTATAGTATGACTATAAAAATGATAAAATGTATTATAATAGATAGGATCAGTGGCTGTATGAAAAATCAAAGAGTGGCATCCTCCATACCTGCTACTCTTAGTTTTACAACGTTAGTAATTTGCCATTGCTTTTGATCAAGTGCTTTGAGTACACCTAACCATTTGTTACGCATTAGTGCAAATTCGTTAATAATTTTTTCATAGTCAACAACATCTGCTTCGCCGTCAACATATTTTTCAACATCGCGGCTAGACAGAGCTCGTTGATAGTTTTCAAGATACTTTTTAAAATATGAGCTACGCAACCTGCGTAGCTCAATATTCAAATAGTTTAGTATAGCTTCTATTTCTTGTAATTGATTAAAACGATGTTCAACAATACCGGGCATAGCAGCAGCTGATTTTTCTACATTACCAACTAGCTTACATTCTTGACGAGCATCTGTCATCTCTTTTTCAAAATGTAATATTGCATCAGGAATTTTTGAAATATCTCTAGATATCTCTGAGTACCATCCCATTAGTAATCCCAATCCTCGTCATTTTCGTCAGCATCATAATCAATAGATTCAATTTCTAAGTAGTAATAGATAGCTTCGTCTAATACACTATCATTACCAAGGACTTCTTTAAATGATTGATCACTTATTCCATAATCTGCGCATAAGTCGACAAACTTTTCGGCTGCTGCTTCCATATGTTTTTTATCTAGGTATTCTTTAAAGCACATCCAAACTTCAGCTATTTGTTCTTCATTCATTGGCTACAATTTCCTCGTCAAGGTTATCCTGCACTGCTTCTTCGTCAGTGTTGTCGATATTTACCACAGAAGCTTCTTTTTCGAGGTAATCTGACATAACCTTATCGAGTAAATCGCCTTTCCAATTTTTGCGATATTCTAATAGTTCTTCGCCGTCAAGTGTTGTATACTTAAGACGATTGCCTTGTTTTTCAATAACACCTTTTGCTTCAAACAGTTCAAGTAGTCCGCTATAAGGATTCATACCTGTTTCGTATGGAATCTTTACCTGCACACCCTCAAACGGTTTAGCATAACGTGTTTTCATAACTTTACAGCCTGCACGAATACCTCGCACTTCGCTGATCTTGTTGCCATCTTCATCTTCTTTTAGTTTTAGTTTTTTCATTGCTACAACAATTGAAGATGCATAGATAAATCCTTGACCACCTGATATTTTATCATCTGGATCAAACATATCTTGCGATGCATATGTGTGGTTAGTACATACAAGTCCTACATTGTGAGAACCAATCATATTAACTGTATTACGAACAAGTGAAGTTAATGCCTTAGGCTTACGACCCATATCACCTTTCATATCACCCTTGTTAAACTGATCAACATCTGTAGGTGTTAGCAACATACCCAAACTATCAATAACAAACAGTACCTTAGGACGGTCTTCTTCTGGCATTGCCTTATAGTCTGCCATAAACACACTAATAGTTTTAGCAACGTCATCAATCATTGACATATTAAGTTTAAGTAGTTTTTCTTCTGAAGTGTCTACATCAAGTGCGTGTAACCAGCTCTCATCAAGTGCATTCTCTGAGTCAATAAGAACTACAAAGATACCTTGTTCTTGTGCATACTTAACAATATTACCTGCACAAATATAAGATTTGCCTGCGCCACTTTCGCCTGCAAATACTGTTACCTTACCCATAGGAACACCTTTGTTCCAGTCACCTGAAATAAGATAATTGAGTGCATAGTTACCAGTACTAATCCAATCAGTAGGATCGTTAAATCCCGCACTCATACCTGAAATAGATTTAGTTAATGATGTTCGAAACTTTGTAGGATCGAATGCCTTATTAGCCATAAATAAACTCCTAATATAAAAAGTGTACGGGGTTTTACCCCCGTACTATACTATTATTGTTGTTGACGTGATCTAATCATTGCAAGGATATCTTGCGCATCACCTGCTGGCGCTGCTTCAGCAGCTGGTGCTGTAGTAGGCTCTGGTGCCGCTTCTGCTACCGGAGCAGGTGCTGCTTCAGGTGCTGGTGTTGGTGCAGTTTGACTTGTTGCTGTTCCATTCGATGACGGAACATTTGGATCACCGGTACGTGCAGCCATTCCGCTTGGACGGAAATAGTTGCTCCAGCGATCTGCGTCATATGCTTCACCATCAACAGATGCTTCGAACATTTCTTGCATAACTTTTACAGCAGTTTCATCTGGCTTTTTAGGCAGGAAGTCATTAAGATCAAACAATCCATAAGTATCAATTGCAGCCATTTCTGCATCACTTAATGGACGTTCTCTACGTGCCCAGTTTGATGTGCCGTAGTCTGCATAACCGCCTTTTGAAGTTTTATTAAGACGGAAGTCTACACCAGCAGTATAATCTGTTGGCAATTCTTCCATATCAGGATCCATAAGAGCCTGCTTAATAATTTGGAAAATTTGTGGACCAATAATAAAGCGTCTGATCGGATTATCAGGTGCTTCGTCATCCGCTAGTGGATTATCCGTTACAAAACCTTGGAAGATATATGAACGCTTCTTCCAATACTTACGACCCATATCTTCTAGACTTGGATCTTTAAACCAACCACGTACTTCATTAAGAATATTACAAGTTTCTCCGTACATTTCCATACAAGGAACTTGGACTTGTACTGGACGGCTAGAAGTATCGCCTTTTACTCCACTAAATGGAAGTTTGATCATCAAACGTTCTTTCCAAAAGAAAGTATTGTTTTGATCGCCATCAGGTAAGAAACGCATAGTTGCGCTTTCGCCTTCTTTAATATTCCAAAATGGGTAAATTGGGTTTGGACCGCTTGGTCCTGAATTGCCACTTGTGCGTGATTCTTGTTCTTTGAGCTTTGCTCGGATTTCTGCTAATGATGCCATAGTTTGTGCCTCCTATAATGTTATGCCTATGTGCTTGTGCCTATTTCGTATAGCACATAATATACTATACGCTAGTATTTATAAAAAGTCAAGTACTTTTTACAAATTTTTTAAAAAAACTAGCGGATTATCTTAAACCCGCTAATTCTTTCATTCTATCAAACCCTTCTGTATCCAACTGCTGTGGTTGTGTTTGCATCTGATACTCATCGAAGAGTGCTTGTACCTGTTCAATGAAAGCCTTTGCGGGTTCTATGAACTCTTCGCCGTAGTCTTTCTCGACCATAGTTAATACTGCGGTCTCGCCTTTTGGAAACAGGCCTGTTTCTCTATCATAGTATGATAGTATAAATTCGCCTAATGGTGTCTTTTGGTCCTTTTCAAGTGTAATCTCATCACCGTCTGGGCCTTGGATCTTATCACCTTTTTTCTTGCCGTCTTTTTTAGCTTGTGCTACAGCACCTGAGTATGCATTGCCTTCTCCCATTTGCTTTACTTGAGCATATGCTGGTTGAATCATTGTTACATCTGCTTTTTTATCAGTTGACATTGCTTTAAATAATTCATTTACTGCACTATATTTTTCTGGTTCAATGCCTGCATTATCCATATCTTGTATTAAACCGCCTAATATTTCTATTTGCTCGTCTTTAACTTCGCCTTTATATTTTTTAGAAGTTTTTGCTATATCCACAAGTGCCTCTAATGCATTTTTCTTAACTGTGTCTTGATCAATACCTTCCATCTCAATATCATCTTTGATCTTAACGCAATTATCTACACGCTTGCCACCTTTCATTTTGGTGCCCATACGCTTGTAGCCTTTCCAGCATACTTTGCCGTCTACGCCCTTTTGTTTTTCTTCATCAAGTGTGCGCCAGCTTGGGTTGCCACATTCTTCACATACACTGTCAGCAAATTGACCCATAGTGTCTTCAAAAGCCTGTTCTAGTTCAAACTCTTCTTTTGTTTTAGGTTCGTCGCCTTTGCCCATTAACCAATTTATTACTTTCTTGCCACCATAAAGAAGAGCAACAACTGCTAGTGCAGGTAGTGCGTATTTAGATGCAAAATTAGCAACTTTTAGGAAACCGCTGCTGCCTATCGCTGCTGTAACCTGATCCTGTATAGCTTCTATTCCTGCACCTGCTTGTGCTATTAATGCGTCAGCATCGCCTTTGAGATCAGCAGCCATATCACCAACAGCGTCAATTGCATCGCCTGCTTTTTTACCAGCGTATGCTGCGCCGCCTGCTACTGACGTTGCAATAGGATGTTTTACAGCCATTGTGCCTACACCTTTTGCTGCTGCACCTGCGCCTTTTGCTGCTGCACTGCCTCCTCTTGCAATAATGTTTGCACCTATACGTGTAAGTTGAGGGACCGCTGCTCTAGCCGCTGTCATTATACCTGCTGCTATAAGCGGGGCTATTTCGTCTAACTGCTCATCTGATTCACCTAGTAAATCGTCTGGGCCTAATTCTTTAGCCTTCGTGCCTTCTTTTACTAGATTGTAAATGTATGGGAAAACATCTGCTAGTTCTTCATTAAACTGTTTGATAGTTAGTTCGTCAATCCAATTTTCAGCAACGTCACTTGGTACATCTTCTAGAACTGGGGATTCAAAAGATTCAAATGCTTCTTTGTATGCTGCTGGTTTTTGTAAACTCTCAATTGTTTTCTTGACTGTAGAGATACGCTCTTTGACAACATCCATATATCCTGCTAGGCTTTCTGCCATTACAGCACTACGACCCATATATGTTTTAAACTTACGTAATTTTGCTAGTTCTTCTGAAAGTCCAACAATATGCTTGCCAAAGTCATCATAAGCATTTCCACCTTCAGCAACGTGACGAGCCATTGCTCTTGCACCGCTTAGGTGTTTGTATGGATATTTAAATCTTTCGCCTTCAGGTGATTCGATGTAGATTTTACCAATCTTTTGTATCCTTCCTGTTGCACTTTCTTGATTAATATTTTCTGTATGCTTAATCATTATACGTGCTTCGCCTACCTTTTGGTAGCTAACACGACTTGTACCATAAAGTTTTGATTCTGTCATTGTATCGTCCCCAGATCGATTTGCTAAAAATTTGTAGTCTCTTTTTGTTAGGTTTGTTTTATTAATATCTCTTACACTAAAATCTAACATACGTTTTTTACTGAACACTCTAAGTTCTTTTAAAAAGTCGTACCAATCCTTTTTTGTTAGTTCGTCTTCGTTACTAATAAAATCTTTGGAATATATTACAGAGAATCCATCTTCATCTAAACTAATACTTACTTTGCCTAAACCTTTGTAATCAAAATCAAAAAACTTTGCTGCTTTTGGCATATTAGTCACATTACCGTCAGCATCTCCGATTACTACATCAGGAAATCTGCTGCGTATTTTTTTGAATAGATCTTCGCTTATTTTCTCTTGTTCCATCATACTGTATTTATCTAATAGTTGCTACTTACGAAGATTGGCATAGGTGGATCGTAATCATCAATATCTTCTGCTTGACTGAAAGTATTGTACACTCTTGGATCCCAATCTTTTAAAACACCCATCATCCTTATTGCAAGTAATGCCGAACTAATCAAATCATCAGTCATTCCTGATTTTGCTTGGTAACTAGAACCTGTTGCAACATAACCTTTTAATTCAGATATAAACGGTTTTGAATGTATAATCATTTTATCATTTTCTATCATTGTTTTGAGTCTGGAACAAGCTGTAACTTTGGTGCTGTGTGTTGTGTTGAATCCTTTGCGGAACTTTCTAACGTGTCCTTTTCTAATGGGTTCACTAACAAACAAACCAGGGATGTTTTCCTCCCCAAAGTCATTGATAACGATAAGTGCGGCTTCTCCCAACCCATTGTTTTCTACGCTCCAATATATTCCTTGTGGATTCTGTGTTTCTTGTTCTATGTATTTACATACATCAGCAAGCACTCTGATTTGTCCGGGTATAGCAGTTTGATTATGTTGCCATTCTGCTACTTGTTCGTATGTAGGCAATTCGAATACCTGTATTGCCGCATAATCTCCTCCTGTGCCCATCGACGGATCTAATGCAATACAGTATGTATATTGGCTAGTTGGTTTTTTGTACCAACGTGTCTGCCCCATATTAAGTACAGGACTACCGCCTTCCATCGCGGCTAGTTTTATACTGTTGATAAGTGTTTCATCAAATACTAAAAACTCGCAACCATACTCACGTCGAAATTTTTCTTCTCCTATGCGCCCAATTTCAGCAGATTTCCATTCCTCGTCACGGTCAGGATGTTCGTACCAAAATGATCTAAATGCGTGAAACCCATTTATTCCTACTTCTGCTTCGTTACCGTGGTCATCAAATTTTTGCTCTGCCTGTTTCCAAATAGTAGCAAATGTATCTTCATCACTATTAGGTGTGCTTGTAATAATAGCACGACCACCGGTTGCTAGTGTAGGTGATATTGAAGTCCAAAACTCTTCCGCAATGTTAGGTTGCACAAACGCAAACTCGTCACAATATAGTAGTGAGATAGACAAACCACGTCCTGTGTTGCCTGTTGTTGTTTGTGAAATAATTCTTGAACCATTTTCAAATTCAATTGAACCTTTGTTATAACTTGTAACACCTGCTCTAATATGATCTGGACAAGTTTCGTATACATAACGAATACGTGCCATAATTTCTTGCGCACCTGTGTATTTGTGTGCAGCAATTAGAATAGTTTGGTCAGGATGGAACATTGCATACCAACACAAATATATACTAGCACAGGTAGTTTTACCTGTTTGTCTAGGCATCATATTAATATTAAATCTATAACTATGATAACTGTGCAACAAACGAAGTTGATATTCATAAGGATCAAACATAAGTTTGCCTTGCACAGGGTGTTGTATGTAAGCAAAATGCCTTGCAAAATGCAAGTACCCTTCATCAGGATCCATACACAACATAAGATCCTGTATCTGTTGTTCAGTAAATGTTTCTTGTTTATTGGCTTTTTTAGTTAATACGCCGTCTAATGATTTACTCATATGTATATTTAACCAAAAAAATAGCGTCCGAAGACGCTATTGATTTTGCTGGGGGAATGTTTTATTTTTTCTTAGCTTCTTTGTCTTTTATAGCTTTTTTCATTGGTTCTTTTTTATCGCCATCTTTGTCCATATCTAAAAAGTCAGGCTTTGCTTTCTTTTCAGCAAGTGCTTGCATTAAAGCTGCTTTAATTGACTCTACAGCCATTGCATTGTCGCCATCTTGTGCTTTAGCATATGCTTTCTTCTCACGGTTAATACCGCCGCTTAGATCTTTTGTCATATGCTTGTGATCTTGATATTCTGGGTTTGGTTCATTTTCATAACCTTCGCCCATATTGTCCATATAATCTTCAATGTATTCTTGAGCTCGTGCCATTACCATATCAAACTTATCACTGCCGCCATCTTGATCAGCCATAGCATCTGCCATTTCTCCAGCAGCATCTTCTGTATTACCTTGCTTTATTAACATACTTACTTTAGCAACATCAGGTTCGCCGTAGTACATCATATCTGTATCCATTTCATCTACAAACTTGGCAATCATCGACGCAACTTTAGGATCAGCATCTTCTTCAATGTTGTCGGTCATTTTATCGCCAATAGCTGCGCCTGCTGCACCCGGTAATGCGCTACCTACAGCCGAACCTACTTTAGAACCTATTGCACTGCCTGCCATTTTACCTGCCAAACCTTTGCCCATTGCGCCAGCAATTCCTGAACCTGCTTTAGCACCTAGTGCAGCACCTTTTGCTGCTAGTGCGCCTGTAGCACCTGTTGCTGCTCCTGCTGCGGAACCTAATGCGCCGCCTGCTAATGCACCCAGTACTCCTGCTTGTAGATCTTGATCGCCGTCTACGTCATCTTTTCCTGGAATTTTTGGATCGTCGTCCATTGCTGCACGGAACTTTTCAATGTCAGTACGCATTGGCATTGGCATATCTGCTGGTACTGGCTTTGGACCCATACCTGCGTGTCCTTGCATAGCGGCTATCATATCTGCAATCTCTGCGCCTGTTTCTGCACTAATTGAAATTGTTGCAGCTTCATTTAACTGCTCTTTTTTTGAATTTTCTATATCAGTCATTTGCTGAATTAAGTTTTTCATATCCATTGTGTTAACCTCCAACGACCGCTTTGCTGTTTTCTGTATCACCTATATCGCTTGATTCTCCTACAGGTGCACCTTCTGCTGCATCGTGGTCGCGTTCTTTGCGAGCAGTTTCTAATTCTTTTAATAAATCCATAACACGATTGCCGCCTACCGATTCTTGAGCACTTTCTCCGCCCATATCTTCTTTATCTAACAAAGTTTCGTACGGAGCATCGTCTTTGGTTTCTTGGTATTCTTCTCTAGGATCGTTCATATTGCGCACAATAATATAACTTTGATCTACTCCACAGCATTTTCCTAAATACTCTTGTAAAACTATCGGTGTAGTTGGATATTCTACAGTTGCTTCAAAATATGTCACTTCCATATTTTGTAATTGCGGAAAATCTAATGGACGTTCTTGTATAGGCGTTTTTTTACCTGACGACATATTAGACAAGTTGTATTTTTTCAAAGCAGTTTCTAGCTTGTCAACACATTCAGGTGGACAGTCGCCAGCAATGCCTATTTTGAATTCGTAAGTCTTTTTAGACTCTGTAAGTATTTCTGTAAATGATCTCATTGCGCAATGATCCTTTGTTTATATATTATTTATCATTATTTGACTAGATTGTTCTTCTCTTCGAAGCCATTCCATTATTCTATTCATTAGGTCAAAATAGTCGTTATTTTCTTGTGCATTTTTAAATTTAAACACTTCATAAATGTTTTCTAAAAGAAATATGTTATACCATCCAGATGTCATTCTTGTTAAAAAATCTTGTGCTGCATATACAAAAGCAGTTCTAGAATCATTTTCTCGATAGTGCCTTTCGCAAGCTAGAACAGATATTTCTTCTATAAAAGTATTAATTTGTTCTTGTTTAGATAAGAGATCGAATTTATCTTTACTTACTTTAACAGTGACATCGTTATCTAATATTTTCGAAAAGGCTGGCTTGTCACTTAGTTTTAACAAATCGTGTAGTTCGTCGTGGTTTACAAATCTTTGCACATTACTGTTGAAGAAAATTTCCGGAGGTTGATTCATATCCATTTTTTCTCTAAAACCTGCATATCGTATTTTCCAGTATTTGCGCAGATGTTCAATCTTTACAACATCGTGTTTTGCACCTTTTTGTTGCAAAAAAATGATATCATTAATTGCCTTATCTAGATTATAATTATACATTGCGTGTGACATACGTACACTCAACATTCCATCTGGTGATAATATATAATCCTGTATGTCATCTTCAAACGCTTTATAAAAATGCGCTTCTTCTTCCCATACTATTTCTTCAATCAAATTATTTTTGTTTATTTTGTTTATAATATTTTTATTGTATAAATTATTATCATACACAACAATATCAATATCAACTGGTTCCCGAAAATAATCTGGAAACCAATGCTTCATAGCAAAGGATCCGTATATAAACATTATTTTCCTTTATCTAAACCTTTTAATTTTTCTAAAAGACTGTTTCTATCTGTTACAACGTAACCTTCGCCATTTACAATATCGCCAGCGACTGCATTACCATCTTTGTCCTGCTTTTCTTTTTTAAGTTGTAATTCAACCATCTTAAGTTTTTTATCTAGTTTTGCAACTTTGGCGTCTAGTGATGTTTTTAACATTCCGCCTGCAACTTCAAATACTCTGCCGCTGTAACGACTTTCAACATTCATACCTAAGTCCATTAGATCTTCGTATGCACTCATTGCTTTATCAGCAACTTCGTTAAGTTCTTTGTCAGCCATTTCGCCTAGGCCTTTGACTTGTGGTAACGCTGCTGTTATTTTATCAAACTCGGCTATTTCACGAAAAGTTTCTTCTCTTTCTATTTCGTGTTTTGTTTGCTCTGCTTCTTGAGCTTCTGCTTGTTCTATTATTTCTTTAGAATCGGGCAAGTTTAATAAATCTTCTAACTTTTTTGTCATTGTAGCTTCCATTATATGCTAGTATTATTTATCGTCTTTTACCATTATGGAATATGTCTTGTTCGGTCACTATACGAAAATATATACCTTTTTGTTTGCACCAGGCTCTAGCAGCTTCCCATTTTGCTTGATTGACGACATAATGTGCTTGATTAGCTCTTGAACGACCTAGCTTTTCCTTTAGTGCTTGATTGCTAGGCTTTACTTCAATTAATTCTACACGTTTTTTGCCGCCTTTGTCTGCATAAACAATAAAAAAGTCAGGAACATATATCGTGTGTTTGCCACTCAAAGGATTTCTATAAGGAATACGAACTGCTTCACTAGCCCATTGTGATACATTAGGATGTTCATCACAAAATTTCATAAAAGTAAATTCCCAACCTGACCTATATGTTGGCGTTTTATTTCCTACATATTTTTCAGGGTTTTTGAGATTGAATTTACCTTGTGCAAAATGTGCCATTATACAATAATTTGACGTTGTTCAAATAACTGTGTTTTTTCAGGAACTCTATAACCTAGTGTGCTTACCTTACTGCGGTTGATGTTGAGTATTTGTGCAACAATATTGCTAAGTTGAACGTCATTAACTCCCTTTAATGTGTCTATTAATTTAAAAACAGTTATTTGGTCAATATCTGCTTGCTGTAAAAGAACACTAGCTGTATTTACAGCAGCAATTTTATCGAATCCTCGCTTGAGAAAATAACCAATTACGGCGTCAACTTCTGATGCATTGTAATTTATTTCTCTATTGTAGTAATTATCAAAAAACTTTTTTGTTAATTCTTGTGTAACCTTTTTTGGATTATCTGAGAAACTATTTGAATCTGCCATTATACATTAAATCCTTTTGTTGCGTTCACTGCATTTTTTGCAAAGTTTGCTAATTTAACATCATTTGGTATACGATTAATTAAACCATCAGTAATATCTTGTTGACCAGATGTAGACAAATTTGAATATTGGATAATATCAATTCCTGGCACAGCCCCTGTGTTGATTGCCTGTGCTACAAAGCCTGATCTTGCTACTGGATCTGTAGTCAAATTTTCTATTACCGACTGTGTATTGATTACAGTTGATCCTGTGCTTAATTGGCTGGTATCTACCGTTTGAGATTGTAGTGGTACAATTATTTGCTCTAGTACACCTGTTTGTGGCGCTTCATTTATATTACTTTGTGGTATTGTTGATGCAGTATTAGCTGCTCTAGCTATCAAACCGTAAGGTGTATTAGTATTTGTATTCAAAAGGTTAGGAGATAAATTATATCTTTCAAATATACTTTCATCTCTATATCCTATAGGGCTAGGTACATTATCATAACGTGTTTCGTCTGAAGTAAAGTGTGTAGGTTCACCACTATCGCCTATTCTCCCTTTGTCGTAAAGAACCGATTCATATGCAACTGTCATAGTATTCTCTACTACTCCAGATCCGTCTCCATACTCTAAATCACCGTGTTGCCAAGCAGACAATAACGGATTAACTAGAGTATAACTAAACCATTCTTGTCTACTAAGTTGATATATCTTTATAAAATCAAAAAATGGAATTTCTTTTGACGGATCGGATTTTTTTACGTTCAAACCATATGAAGGAACCTTTTCTGCATACTTGTCTCTTGGATTAAATGCGCCGCCTGCATTTATATTTTGGCTCCCGTCTACAAAATACCATTTGTAGTATTCTTCTAACATTGCTCGTGTGGCGCCTAAATTATCATCGTGTAAAGTAATTCTTACATCTTGATAATCTATCCTAGTTTGTACATTCTTTTTTCTATTATATTGTTGTTTATTTTCTATGCTTGCTCTAAAGCTAGGAAGGTCTACTTGTTTTGCAAGTACTCCGATCTCCTTTATAAACTTCATAGTATTGAATTGTGTAAAATCAAACAAAGCACTGCTAGGTTGAAAAACCACGTGATAAAGAAACTTTTGTTTAGGAGCAAAAGCGTGGCCGTATTCTGTAAACAATTGGTGAGCGTGTCTTGCATCACGTAAATGCACATCAAGGTTTACATTTATTAGATATGGATCTATTGTACTCATACTAATATTTATCCTATGAAAATATGTGCGTATATAAAAAAAGCGAGGACTGAATAAACAATCCCCGCCTTATTAAACGCCAATCTATAGTATGTATTAGCCAGTAACTGTTGTACCACCAGTGCCGCCAGCTAAAATTCTAGCTGTAGGCTCGCCGATGCCATTAAAGTCTTCATCTGCGCCGAACTGGATAGCATTGTCATAACGAATACTTAATGTAGTAGTAACTGGATCGTTAGTTGCATATGCTAGTGTGTTATAGTTTGCAGATTCAATGTAGCAACCTACAAGATGGAATCTGTCAATAACATTTGCACCAGTTGCACCATTACCGCCGTCTAGTATTTCTATTCTTGTTTGGAATTTGTATGTACCTGAACTTACTGCACTTGACTGTTCAAAGAAATCAAACTGTCTCTGAAGCTGCTGACCAACAATTTTTTGTACATTGTTGTTGGCATCTTCGCGCATTGTAAGTGTTACAGGATCCCAAGTGTGCTTACCGGCAAGATATGTTCTTGAATTGTAAGCATCAATTGTAATTTGATCAAATGTTAAGTTTGGACGAGTTACGTCAACTACTTGTCTTGAAATTTCTCTAGTACCATCAGCGCCGCCGGTTGTTCCAAAATTATCAAGGAAAACACGGAAACGATATTGTAGCTTAGGCATTAGTAGTGAACTATTAGAACCTGCGCCTTCTGTTGGTATCGAAATATTTGTTAAAGTTGTGATTGGCATTCTTTATCTCCTATACATAGTATTTATACACATTTGAGTAGGGGCAATCCCCTACTCATTATATGCGTATATTATCCTAGTGCCGCTATTTCACCTGTGTTTTTAATTCTTAATGGAATGTAAATAAATTCAATAGCCTTAACTGGTTCAATAGCTATGTCTAACCAAAGCTCATTTCTATCAATTCTTGCTGGCGTATTGTTTGATTCATCACAAACTACTAAGAAGTCATATAGTGCTCTTAAACCTACAAGTTCTAGTAACAGAGCATCTGCTGCTGCTTTAACTTGATCACGTGTGATCTTATCGTTTGGTTCAAACAAGTAAGGTCTTGCTAGTAGCTCTAGTTGTCCACGTAAGTAAACAATCAAACGTGCTACGTTTACACGATCTAGCGCACTTGCATTTCTTGCACGAGTTTTCTGACCAAACACAACTAAACCAGCACCACTTATAAACGTAATTGGGTTTATATTGTTGCTGTATAGTGTATCACGTTGTCCAGTGTTTAATGCAACACTTACAAATTCACCTTCGCTGTTAATGTAGCCTGAGCTTGTAGCGTTTGTAACACCGCCACGTCTTGTACCTGCTGGAGCAAACCAGGGGAACGCAACTTGGTCATTTAGTATGATTGTTCTTAGTGCCATATGGCTTGGAGGAACAACAACATTGTTACCTGCATTATCACTTGTAAAGCCCCAAGGATAATACATTGCCATATATTCATCACGGCTTACTGCACCATCATCGTTATCTTCAACTGCTAGGTTAACGTTAGTTGCCCATTCGTTTAGTGATGTAGCATCAGGCGTCAATCTTGCTGGTGTATCACCTACAACAAACGCTGTTAATCTGCGATCGTAGTTTAGAGTGATCATTTCACCTATTAGTTCTGGATAACCAGGTGTAGCAATTAAGTTAAACTGACGTGATTCTTCGTCACGTATTTCTTGGTTGCTATTGACTGTTGCCTGTAGGCCTTGAACAACTGACTTACGTTGTGCAAAACGTCCAAATGTGCCTGAACCGTCATCATTGTTTCCGGAATCAGTTACCCATCTGTGTGGGTAGTATGCTTCCATAGACTGATCTTCAAGGTCACCACTATTTCCAACAACCTGGAATCTTCCATTGTCTGCACTTGTATCAATGTAATTACGCTCAAAACGCTTTACATTGAATCCGCTTCTACGTGTGTTCCATAGCAGCATACCTTCTGGGTAAAGTGCTGGATCTGGAGCATCTGGATCTAAGTAATCACTGACTAGTAGTTCATCAATATCAGCTGCTGCTGAGTTGGAACCTGCATCTGACCAACGTGCATCTGAAAATAGTATTCCATTTTCTGTTGTTTGATCAGTTTTATCAATTAGAACCCATTGTAGTAAAGTCGCATTCCAACGGTATACATTGCCGTATTCTTCAATATCTGCTGTGCTTATCCAAAGATCGCCTTCAACAAGCGAGCTCACATCGTCTGTTTGGGTAGTAGGCGCAGTAGCACTTACAATTGGACCAGTAGCATTTGTGTCTGGATACACATTAAGGTATCCTCTCCAGCCGCCGCTGCCGTCGTGTACTAGCATATCAACTTCGTCAACTACAGAGCTATACCATAGTTCGCCATCTGCTGTTAGGCTTGCAGGCGCATCGTCGCTTGCTGTTGCTTCTAGCGGCTTCCAGTTTGAAAATACTAAATCATTTGCTGAATCGCCTGTAGGAGCAGTGTAAACATTTGCTTTTTTATTGTTGCCTGTTGCAACAAATCCTGCTAGACCTAGCAATCCGTCTGTATCAGCTGCTCTAATATCGCCACCTAATTTATGTTGGATGCTTACTTTGTTTGAAGCGTCAACCAAAGCGACAATGTTAGTAAATCCTGCTGCATTAATTGCTGCTGCTAGTTTATCTGCATCTGTACTTGCACCTAGTGTAATAAGTGTTATTGTTTTAGATGATCTTGTTAGACTTCCTGCTGTGGTTTCTTCTAAAGTAAATGAGTAAGTACCTGCTGTTAGATTAGTTGTGATTTTGTCACCTGTAACAACTGTTGCGCCGTTTGCTACTCTTTCATTTACTTGGAAATCTACTACTATAGGATTAGTTTCATTAATATTTGCATTTACATACAAATCTCCAGCTAGTAGATTTGACCCACCGCCGGCTTTATCTAAACCAAACAGTGCTGCTTCTGGTGATGCATACATCGGAGCATCAACGCTTGCCCATAATTGTGTATCACTGTTATACTTTTTAACACTGAAATCTGCACCGCCGTTTGGTTGTGTAGTTTTAATCCACAATGAACCTGTAGGTGCTTCAGCTGTTCCGCCATCTTTGTAAGCAGGAACACTTGTATGAGGAGCAATTGTAATTTTAGGTGCAGCATATGTACCTGTAATAATACCTAGTGCGCCGCCATCTTCTGAAGCAGTGTTTTCATCACCAACTAGTGCTCCGTCACCTGTTTCGATTACAACATCTACTCCGGTAGAATATATTTCTAATGCGCTATCAACTGCTGCTGCTGTTACACCTGCGATTCCTCTTGCATTAATGTCTGTAGCAAGCTGTGTAATTGTTGTACCAGTTGCAGTTACTTCTAAACCATTAATTATAATAGTATCGCTGAGTGCAATTGAAACTGGAGTTTTTGTACCTCTTACAACTGGCCAACTTGCTGACCATTGTGTAGATCCTACTCTTACCCAGTCACCTGCAGATCCTGCATTTGCAGTTCTTCCTGGTGTTTTATAAAACACTCTAAATTCAGTAGCAACGTCACCTGCATCAATTGTACCGTCTATAGCATAATCGCCTATTTGACCAATTGATGTTTTTGGTGCTGATGTATTTGAATCAATATCAGATGATTCAACTAAAACTGTTCTTGGTACTACAGAAAATGACTGTCCGCCTGTTGAAGTAACAGGTGCACCGTTCCATTCTAAGATACCAAAGCTAGTTGTTTGAGTGTCTATCCAAGCTGCACCATTTGCTGGCTCGCCGCCAGGTGCATCTGATTTTGCTGTTAGTTTTGCTAAGTCTAAATCAGCTCTTACAACGTATGCTCTATTAGATACGCCCAAAACTGAATAAGCTGCTTGTAGTCCGTACTCATTTAATTCACCTCCGTGAATCATATTGCCGTTTGCATCTGAGTAAAATAACGGATCTCCAAATGTTTCACCAAGCTCTCTTTGGCTGGTGATTAAATATGGTTTACCAGCGTTTGCTTTGGTTGTACCTGCTGCAATTCCTGCGCCACTGCTTGAAGTTTTATTCGTAGCAGTTGCAACAAAAATCATAGGTACCGTACCAGCTGCGGCCGGAGTGTAGAATGATTCGTCAATTACATTGACTTCTACGCCTGGTGATACTAATGCCATTTTCTTTTCTCCTATCAAAATGATATTGTTCTATATGTTGTATTTAGTAATTTGCAAACATTTCACCAGGTAATTGCACCAAAAAAAGGGACCGAAAAGGTGAGGTAAATACAATATGAGGCCATTATGCAAATGCGGACAACGTCCTGCTGCAATAAATTACAAAAAAGATAATAAAACATATTATCGCAGTCTTTGCGAAACTTGCTTACGTAAGGGAATAGGTCACGGCATACCAAAATGGCAGCAACGAGGTTATGAAAAAAAAGATACTTGTGAAAAATGCGGACACACAAGTAAACACCAAGAACAGTTTAATGTATATCATATAGACGGAGATTTAAATAATTGCCGTCCTAATAATTTAAAAACAATATGTGCTAATTGTCAAAGGGTAATGCAAAAAGAAGGTTCACGTTGGAAGCAGGGAGACCTTACGCCCGACTTTTAGATTTTCAATCAGTTGGTATGTATTAAACATAAGTTCGTTTATTGTGCCATTATTATCAATTGTAAAATCAGACATCCATTGTTCTAAACTCATACTATCTTTAGGTTCTGGAGGCAAATGATCACTTCTATCTACCCAAATACAATAATCAAATACATTTGTATTTTTCATTGCAAAGAATTCACGCTTATTTCTCAGTCCGCAATAAATGTCGTGTTCTTTAAATATTTCTCGACCTAGACGAGCTCCGTCGCCTTTATTAAAATCACAGATAGCATCATACCATTCTGCTCTGTGATTATGCCTGTCAGCATAGCACTCTTCTTCATTAGTATAACCATACTTGTCCTTTAACATATCATAGATAAAAAGTTTTGAGCAGAATCGACTACTGGATTCAAAACTTAGATTATAATTTTGTTGTAATATTTCACAAACGGTATCTTTGCCGTGGCGGCCGTGCCCAATTACTAGCAATTTCATTCTATACCTCTACTTAATAAAATTAAGTATAACGTAAAATAGTAACTTTGTCAACCAATTAAGAAACCGTAACCTGTCCCGCCGGGCACAGCAAGAGATACATCAGACTCTAATTTTTCTAATTCTGCTTGTGCTTCTGCTTTTAGGGCATCACCATTAAGTGTTGAACCGCCTTGTGGCCCTGCAATAGTAGCAAACTTTGAACGTGCTTCGCCTAGCATATATTTACAACTTGCTAGTGTGTAATCTTTGATCCATTGAACAGCTAGGTAATCACTTAATAGTTCGCTGTCAGGACGATAGTTATAGCAATAAAGTAACAGTTCTTCTTCTGCTCTGGGGCGTTGTAACAAAGTTAGTTTTTTACTAGTATTGTTCCATTTAAATTCAATAAACGAACCAAACATTCTACCTACTAGCTCTTGGTGCTGAGAAAACAGGTCATATGTAGCAAGTCCGCCCATTTTAGAGCTAGACAACAAATAAGTATTTGTATATGCCAAGTTAAATGGTTCAAACAAACTACCGCCATCGCCTCCGCCTGTTCTAGAACCTATACTTCTACGAAATAGTTTGCGTACTTCAATTACTTCATTCGGCAAAACATAATCATTTTGATCAATAACTGTAGTTAAAAACATATATGATTCTTCAACTGAATTGTCTGAACGCTGTCTAAATTTTGTCAATGCTTTTGTAAGTGCAGTTTCATAATGTATAGGATCTAATTCAACATCAATCATCCCTCCGCCTAGGAAGGTATTAACATAATCATATACTTCTTGTTTTTGTGTTGCTAAATTTGCCATAGAAGTTCTCCGTATAGTATTTATGTTATCGATAAATATGTATATGCCAAGACTATCATTATATAAACCAGAACGCGGCAATGATTATCATTTTATAGACAAGCAAGTCTATGAAATGTTTACTGTTGGCGGCACAGACATTAATATACACAAATATTTAGGTCCTGCTAACCCAGCAGACGGCGAAGCTACTGCTGATCAGCCACAATATGATGCTGTAAAAGAAACAAATATTCAAGATTTACTTTTCTTAGAAAACAGGGACAGGAAATATGATCCTGATGTTTACTCTATGAGAGGCATATACAATGTTCAAGACATTGACTTCGATCTTTCACAGTTTGGATTATTTCTAAGTAATGATACACTGTTTATGACAATTCATATAAACAGTTCAGTAAAAACACTTGGTAGAAAAATTATGCCTGGTGATGTAGTTGAACTTCCGCATCTCAAAGACGAATATGCACTTAATGATTATACTATTGCATTGAAAAGATTTTATGTAGTTGAAGATGTTAATAGAGCAGCTGAAGGATTCAGCCAAACTTGGTATCCGCATTTATACAGACTAAAGTTAAAACAAATCGTAGATAGTACAGAATTCAAGGAAATTTTAGATTTACCTGCAGAAGAAGGTTCAGATAATACACTACGTGACATTCTTTCTTCATATGAAAAAGAAATGCAAATTAATAATGCTGTAGTAGCACAGGCAGAAGCAGATGCGCCCAAGAGTGGATATGATATAAATCATTACTATACAGTAGCAACAAATGATGATGGAAGTATTGACCTTAGAACAGCCGATTCAGAAGAATTAGATGCAAGCGGGTTTACAGTAAGTGCTGACGAAGTAACTAATAGACCAGAACGTGAAGGTTATTCAGGATACCTAGTAGGTACAGGCGATGTTGCTCCAAACGGTGCACCATTTGGATTTGGTATACAATTCCCAAGGGACAACAATGAAGGAGATTACTTTTTACGTACAGACTTTTTACCAAATAGAATGTTTAGATATGATGGGTCAAGGTGGGTGAAAGTAACAGACGATATAAGAATGACACTAAGCAATACACTAGAAAGACAAACTTATAAAACAACATTTATTAATAACACAAATGTCAACACAATAAGCGGTGAAGAAGTTGAAGAAAGACAAAGTTTGTCTAAAGCACTTAGGCCAAAGAAACCAACGGCGGATAACTGATGCAACACTTTTATGACGGACAAGTAAGAAGATATCTTACACAAATGATGCGCATACTTAGTAATTTTCCTATCAAAGAAGGCGATGGAAGAACCAAAGAAGTGCCCGTTACGTATGGAGATCTAACAAGACAAGTTGCAAATATAATTCGAGAAAATTCTGAAAATAAATTGCCTAGTGCACCTCGTATCGCTGTGTATCTAACAGGCTTAGAATTAGATAAAGACAGGCTTACGGATGCAACATATACACGTAAGACAAATATTAGAGAACGAGCATACGACGAAACAAACGAAGAATATCTAAATTATCAAGGTAAAAACTATACAGTCGAAAGGCTAATACCAACACCTTATATGATGCGTGTTAATGCAGATATATGGACAACTAATACAGATCAAAAATTACAAATATTAGAACAAATACTCGTACTTTTTAATCCTAGTTTAGAAATGCAAACTACAGATAACTTCATAGACTGGACAAGTATTACTGTTGTAAATCTTGAAAATGTACAATGGTCTAATCGCAGTGTTCCTGTAGGTGTTGATTCGGAAATAGATATTGCTACACTTACTTTTAGTGTGCCAATTTACATTAGTCCTCCTACCAAAGTTCGCAAAATGGGTGTTATTACTAACATTATAACTAGTATGTTTGATGAAGAAAGAGGAACAATAGAAGACGGCATTACTGTGCCTGAATTAAATCAATACGACGATTTTGCAAATTCTGGTATTACAACAAACGAATTTGGAAGCAAATCAGAAACTGACCTTGCACAAAACACAGCAAATGTAAATTACAACAAGTACGGCGTTTATTTAGATACAGACACTGCCCAGCTTTATTCAAATGGCATAGTAGGTAACAGAGGATGGCGCGAAGTATTTGAAGCATTGCCAGGCACTTATGCAGCAGATATAAGTAGAATATATCTAACTAATCTTGATAGTGATGCAACTGTTACAGGCACTTTTACCCTTAGTCCATTTGATGAGGGTAAAATATTAATTAACTGGGACACTGACAGTTTTCCTAGTGACACAATCATACAAGGTAGAACAAGTATAGATTATATCATAAATCCTGTGAGTTTTAATCCGAGTGCTATCAAAGTTACAGGCTTAAGGCTATTATTACTTGAAGACTTGGGAGATCCTAATGCAGTAAACGTTCCTGCAGCCTGGCAAAATACAGATGGCACAGGACTGGTTGCTAAGGCTAACGATATTATAGAATGGGACGGTTCTAAATGGAACATTGTATTTGATGCAAGTGAAACTACAGCAATTACTTACACAACAAATTTGAATACAAGTGTACAATATAGATTCAAAAACGGAGAATGGTTTAAATCTATAGACGGTGATTATCCAGTTGGATCCTGGAGGATTGAGCTTGCAGGATAATTAATTATATGACTGACCATATAATTTGCAGCGGCGCACTTTTTTATACATTAAAAACCAATAGATTTTTATTCTTACATAGAGCAAACGGCAAGCGTAGTAATATGTGGGGGCTAGTTGGTGGACAAAACGAACTGTCTGAAACTCCGTTCGAAGGCTTGAAAAGAGAAATAGAAGAAGAAATTGGATTTTTGCCCGATATAAAGAAGACATTACCGTTAGAAAGTTTTATTTCATCTGATAATAAATTTTACTTTCACACTTATTTGTGTGTAATAAAGGAAGAATTTATCCCCCAACTTAATAATGAACACAACGGTTACGCCTGGTGCAGTTTTACAAAATGGCCTAAGCCTTTACATCACGGTCTACGTAATACTCTTCAAAGTAAAGTCAATCTACGTAAATTAGACACAGTATTCCAAACTATTAATTTACTTGACACATAACAAAAAATAAAGTATAATAAAGTATGAAAGTCCTAGTTATTGGCGATATAATCATTGACAAATATATCTACGGAAGCAGCACACGTTTGAGTCCGGAGGCTCCTGTTCCTGTGGTTACACAAGAACATATTGTAGAAACTATAGGTGGCGCAGGATTAGTTTATAAAAATTTAGAAAGTCTAGGTGTTGATGTTACACTTTACGATTATGATCAGCCTAAAAGTGTTAAGACTCGTGTAATGTGTGATGGACATTATGTTACACGTATAGATAACGATTATGATGTAAATGGTGCTGAAATACTAAACGATATTCTTAATAAGGATTTTCAATGGTATGATTATGTAATATTAAGTGATTATGACAAGGGAGTGTTAGACGAATCTAAACGTATTATTGAACACATTAATAAATTTGGTTGTAAGATAATTGTAGATCCAAAAACACACGCGACTCATTATGAAGGTGCTTGGTTGGTAAAACCTAATAGTTCTGAATTTGAAAGGTTAGGCTTTACAAAGTGGCTTGGTAATATTATAACAACAAATGCATCAAATCCTGTAATAGCAGAAATTGACAAAGAATATTATACTATACCGGTAGACCCCGTAGAAGTAAGTGATGTCACAGGTGCAGGGGATTGTTTCCTAGCAGCATTTGTTTATGCGTTAACCAGAGGGTATAATCATAGAACTTGTTTAGAACTTGCTGTTAAAGGATCTACAGAAAGTGTGAAACATAGTGGTACATATATTCTAAAACAAAATGATTTGGAAGAACGTATAATTTTCACAAATGGTGTATTTGATATACTCCACAAAGGACATTTTGAATTACTAAACGAAGCACGTAATTTAGGAAATCGTCTAATTGTAGGCATTAATTCAGATGCTAGTGTAAAACGACTAAAGGGCGAGACTAGACCCATTAATAATGTGACTAAACGCATAGCACAATTAGAAATGTTACCGTGGGTAGATGAAGTTGTTGTATTTGACGATGATACTCCATATGAATTAATTAAACAAATAAAACCGCATCTAATCGTAAAGGGCGGTGATTATAAAATAGAAGAAGTTGTAGGTAATGATTTAGCAGATGTACACATAGTTTCAACTGTTGATGGTTATTCTACAACTAGCATAATAGAGGCAGCACTATGAAAATATTAGTAACAGGAGATAAAGGGTTTATAGGTGCAAACGTTGCACAATATTTACACGCACAAGGACACGAAGTAGAAGGATGGGATTATGTACCTAATGCTATTCCGGATCCACAAGGCTATGACTGGGTAATACACTTAGGTGCAAATAGTTCTACAACAGAAACAGATGTTGAGCTTATATTAGAACAAAATTTAGAAATGAGCACTAGACTTGTACAAGCCTGTGGTCATTTTGGTGTAAATTTACAATATGCATCTAGCGCAAGTGTTTATGGAGATTGGCGTCCTACACATTTTAAGGAAGACGGTCCGTTACTACCTAAATCGCCATATGCTTGGAGCAAGTATCTGTTTGATAGATTTGTAAATCAATACAAAGATGAATTTGATATTACAATACAAGGCTTTAGATATTTTAATGTTTATGGGCAATTCAATGAAGAACAAAAAGGAAATATGGCAAGTCCGTTTACTAAGTTTACAAAACAAGCAAAAGAAAAAGGTTATATTGAATTGTTTAAAGGTTCAGAAAACTATTTAAGAGATTTTGTCTGTGTTGAAGATGTTTGTCGTGTACACGAAAAAATGTTTAGTATCAATGAGTCTGGTATTTGGAATGTAGGCACAGGTCGTGCAGTAAGTTTTGATACTGTTGCAAATTGTATTTCAAAAAAATACGGAGCAAAAATTAATTATATCGAAATGCCGGAAAATTTAAAAGGTCAATACCAAGAATTTACTTGTGCAGATTTAACAAAGCTAAACAATACTATAGATATGGAATGGACAAACATAGAGGATTACATAAATGCAGCGACTTGAAGGATTTGTAAAAAAGGGTTGGGGTTACGAATTAATTTGGGCTACTAACGACAAATACTGTGGCAAAATTATGGTTTTTGAAAGAGCAGGTAATATGTTTAGTATGCATTTTCATAGAGAAAAAGACGAAAGTTGGTTTGTTAATTCTGGCAAATTTAAAGTTCGATGGATTGATACTACTAATGCAAGACTTCACGAAAAAGATTTAGCTGAAGGAGATACCTGGCACAATCCACCACTACAACCGCATCAATTAATTGCACTTGTTGACGGTAGCAGTATTACTGAAGTAAGTACAGCCGATAGTGTAGAAGACAACTATAGAGTTGGACCTGGTGATAGTCAAAGAGCACAAGAAGCTCTAGAAAAAGAAGATACTAATGGTTGATATTTATTGGGGAGACGAATCACAACAACCAGGATATATTGCACCTAAGTGTGTAGTTGGTTTAGATAGAGACGGTGTAATTAATGTTGATATAGGAGACTATGTCTATAAAGTAGAAGATTGGCAGTTCGAAGAAGGAAGCTTAGAAGCTATAGTAAAATTACGTAAACTAGGACATAAAATAGCAATTATTACAAATCAGGGCGGCATAGCAAAAGGATTGTATACACAACAGGATGTAGATACTCTACACAATCATATGTTTGAAGAATTAGGCAAAGCCGGTTGTCATAGCATAGACGGATTGTATTACAGTGAAAGCAGCCACAAAACAGATATGTATGCTAAGCCTAACATAGGAATGTTTAGGCGGTGCGAAAAAGAAGTGCCGCACGTTAAATTTTCTAAAGGGTTTTATGTAGGAGATAGGATTAGAGATCTTAAAGCTGCTATGAAAATAGGTGCAAGACCTATACTAGTTAGAACAGGTCACGGAAAAGAAACTGAAGAACTAATCAACAAAAGATTTACATATCAAAAGATAAAAAAGGCAACCAGAGTATTTGATAATTTAGCTGCCTTTGTTGATTATTTAGAAACTGTTTAAGCCTGAGCTTCGCCCCATTTAAGAATTAAGTTACCAGTTGTATCTGCACCACTAACTTTATAGACGTTTAGAGCTAGTACGTCAGGACCGTTAGGATAAGTACCTCTACCACCTAGTGGAGTATTTGTTAGTTCTTTAAGTTCACTAAAATCAACAGTTGCACGTTCGCCTGGCTGTGCAATGAAAGAGAAAATTGTTTCTCCTGGCTGTGCATAAGGAGGTTCTAACTGTGTAAACTGGATTGTGCCGCTACCTGCATTTAATGTTCCTGTGAAAGAGTTATTAAATGTAATTCGATAAAATTCTGTGCCGCCGTGGTTCAACAATGATATATTAGATATAAAGGTGTTTGCAGGGAAAGTAACAGATCCACCTGTCACTGATGTACCTTGTGTTGCTCCAGAGGCATCAAAACTTGCTTTAGTTATATAAGCAAAGTTTCTGTTAGTTAAATTACCTCCAAATGTGAAAGTAACTGTGTCTCCGGAGTAGAAATAGTTCACATCATTATTAGTATCAATTTCCCAATTTCCGTTATTTCTTTGTCGGACTCTTTCTACAGTTGCAGCAGGAATAGTTCCTCCGTCACCGTTTGTACCACCTGTAACAGATCCTATTAGTATAGGACCATTAGTAGAATAACTAGCGCCTTGAAGTCTAAAATTATCGTCGGTATTGGTCTGGCTAGCTAGTATCCCAGTTGTAATTGCACTTTGAGCCGTGACTGTTGTTACTACAGCTGAAGCACCCGTTGACCAATTAACAGACGCACCTGCAGCAATCTGTGCAAAACTTGGTTGACCACCTTGTGCTTCTGTACTCAATGTCTGCCACAAGATATCCGCAGGGTTTGTAGGATAGTTTTTAGGATTAAGTACCCCTTCAACAACAATACCACCTTCAATAGGTGTTCCGCTCGATTGTCCTTCTGACGTAACTTCTAGTTCTTGCAACAATAACTGCGCACGATTTAAAAGTTCTCGTTCTCCTAAATCTCCAACAAGTGCGTTTGAAACACTCGGTGACAATCTAATTAAAAATGCTGTTTGTTTTGATGTTGACATTTCTAACGCTGTTTCTGTATAAGAGAAAATGTAACCGCGGTCTTCATCAAAACCACCATCTGTTAAGAACGCAGAACCCCAGTGTGATATAAGTGGAGTAATAGTTTGTGATATTAATACAACACCAGTTCTTGCATCGTGATTTGCAGCAAGTCCTGCTGTGTATTGTCTATTTGCGCCAGCCTGAAAGTTTTCAAATGTTGCACCTCTAATTAATCCTGTTAATTGGTTAAGTGTGTCATTTTTTCCAGTAAAGTCAATAATCTCATTATCTATATAGACTGTTCCATATTCGGGGAAAAAGCTTGTATCTTCTAATGTCATTACTGTATCAGTGTCATTCAAAGCAGCAGCAAGTTTGCCTGAAGGCCCTTCATTGGTAACCTCATATCGTACAGGCAAGTTACCTGAACGCATAAATGCTTCTGTGTTTACGTTTGAGTTACGCATTCTATGACAGAATACAAAGTTACCATCTGAACCACGTAGCATAAAGTCAATGAAACCGGCACCATACCAGCTGTACTGAATACCAATCATCTGCATCTTAGCAATATCAATATCGTATCCGCTTGGACCGGTACCGTCTAGTCTATCTAAATTAAACTCGCTCTGTTTAACTTTTTTATCAACTACTAAGTTAATCTTTGCACCTGTAATATCAACTACTCCTCTAAAGTCAGGAGTAACTGTACATTCTGTTTGATCGTTAACGTGTGTAACAACGTGTGTCATACCTTTAATAATAATTCTATCTCCGGCCTTGAGTTGATCTACAAATCTTGTGTTTGTGCCTGTAATTAGATTGCTGTCAACACCTATTGCCACTGTTCCTGCTAACTGTCTGGTACCTGTGCGTTGTACAACAGATATTTGTGTACCATCAAATTCCCAGAAAATGCCATTTTGGTCATCAAATATACCAGAGCGTACTGTAGCGCCGTGCCAGCTAACAACACTCATTTGCGATCCAAAACCTAGCACTGCTTCAGTTGCACCTAATCTGCGTTGAGCTCTGATTGTAAAAGTTCTTTCGTCTAATACATCAACAACTTCATAGTCAAATGTTGGCGGTACTGCTGTTTCAGGACCACTGTTGTATCCTGGTGTTTCAACACCTAGCAGGCGCACTATTCCTCCTGATTGTACACCGTGATCATTATCATCTGTTACGACAGTGATTAATGAACCAACTTCAACTCCGTCGGCTGTTAAACTGCGTAAATCGTAACTTGGAGCAAATAGCGCACCAGTTGTATACATAATACCTTTACCTGACTGGTAACGAATATACTTTTTACTTTGACGTATTGCTTGCGCACCGTGTTGCGGGCCGCCCGTACCTAACTGTACACCGCCATCATACGGTCTGTGAATAAAGAAACTGTCAGGGCGCGGATATACTATTCCAAGTATTGGATCGGCATTATTTGTGCCTGTATCAATAAATCCTTCAGCCCTTGCTTGATATCGTAGACTATTCACAGTTGGCACATCAGTAACAAAGAATGATCCAGCAGCAAGATCGTGATTATTATTGCCGTCGTCGGAACCGACAGACACAATAAAGGTGCCGCCTGGAACAAGTCCGTGAGCACTAGTAAATTCTATTTCTAATGTTGCTAATGATCCAAAGTCAATATCTGTTAGCCTAGGCATATCAGCTGTAGTCGCTTCTGACATTTGTACTGTAGAAATCAAATCAAAATTTGTTCCTCTAGAAGCTTCAATAAAGTCAGGAGTAAACCCAGTCACTCCTCCTGTACCGTCAACCCCGGATACTCTTATAGTTAAATCATTTAGTGGTGATATGCCTCCTAATGTATTACCCGAAATAATAATTCTATCTCCGATTTTGTAATCTTGGCCGGTGTTCGTTGTAAGTATAGTTCCATACAATCCGTTATCTCTAACTAAACTAAATTCTGCATTAGTACCAACATTAGGATCATTTGCCCCAAAAACATCAATGTATATACCAATAGGTTCGTAGCCTGTTCCGCTTGATGATACAGTAACAATTTCACCTTCGAGTAAGCTATTAACCCCTGTCACTGTAATTGTAACATCATTAGCAGGACTTTCTGCCCCGAATAATGTACCAGGTATAGTTAATTCTTGCCCTATATAGTAATTTTCGCCTCCGTTTACAAGATCAACTACATATACAGCATCATTCTGACTTACATTAAATTCAGCGTCGGTTGGCGTTACATTACTTCCCGGTTGTCCTTGAGACGTTGCACCATTACTCGTAACACCACTCACTGTTGTTGCAGTGATTTCTCCATTAGCACCTACATTATCAATTACAATAGTTACATCATTAGTCGGCGTTGCTCCGCCTACATCTGTACCTAGTACTGTAAAACTTTCTGTAGCAAGATAGTTTACACCTGTGTTATTGAATGTCACTTCATAGTTTGTGCCATTTACTCTTACATTAAAATCGGCGTTAGTACCCGAAACACTTGTTGTGCTGTATGATACGCCATTATATGTCGTGTCTACATTAGGTGCAGTTCCAGCAAAACTTACGCTTGTAATTGCTCCGTTAGGGTCAACTGCATCAACACCTATTTTTAAAAACTGCAATGGATTAGCAGTTGCGGAAAATATGAATCCTTCAATCCTAATAACATCGCCTACTGCATATCCTGTACCTGCTTGACCAGATGATACTGTAACATTTGTAAAAACATTATTTAAAAACGTTACATCAAATGCAGCATCAGTTCCTGTGCCGCCTGTAAAAGTAGCTGATTGTGCAGGCAAGTATATGTCGTTGTTAAAGTGGGTTCCGCTTATTTCAACGCCGGTTGGCGCGATACTGTCAGCACTATCTAAAACTTCTATTACAGTAATTGTAGCATCGTTTTCTGGACTTGTACCGCCTAAACTAGTTCCAGGAATAATAATTCTATCACCTACTTTATATCCTTCTCCGCCGTCGTTAGCTACAGCATCTACAACATATGTAAAGGAAGAATCTACAGCAAAACTAATATCAAATTTTGCATTCTCACCGTCTGAAGTATCATTTACACCTGTAACTCCTGTATAAGTAGTTCTGTTACCTATTACTGGTTCAGTAAAGTTGCCACTAAATGTGATATCGTTGTTTGATATACTATCCACATAAATTGCGTAACCGTCACCTCTGTCTACCGCTAAATTCTCAACTACTCCGGCTATATTACTTACTGTAACAGTATTATTTCCTGCCTGTACATCTCCTACAAGCGTTGGTGTTAAATATACTCCGCCGCCTTGTGATTGGTCAATAATACCAGTAACCTGTGAACCTAAAGGAATTTGTCCGCCCACTGTTTCTAAGGGAGAACCAATTTCAGGTGCATCGTCGTCATAAGGAATAATTGTGCTCCCTGATAAAACAGCAAGTTCTGTAGTCATTGTACCTGAACTACCTTGACTTGCTACTGTCCAAGATGAGCCACCTATGTCAGCACCTGTATAAAATCCTGCTTCTCTTAGCTGAGTATATGTAGTAGACAGAATAGTACCTTGAACTGTACCAACCTTAGATTTTGCATAATATGTAAATTCATTATTGGATGGTACTGTAACAATAACAAACGAACCTTCTGCTCTTGCAGCACCATTTACACTATCTTCAAGTGCTTTTATAGTAATTGGTGTACCTGGTATAAACCCGTGCGGTGCAACAGTTTTGACTGTTATTAATGATTGACCTACACCTTGTGTTCCCGCTGATGCATCAGTAGTAACTTCTAAAACAGCAGTATCTGTTCCTGGTACTTCATACACTGAAGGATAACCTCTTAGTGTACCAATTGCTGCCCATTTAGTAGGCTGTAAGCCGTACTCAAAGTCAGCGTCAAGCATAGATAGAGGTTGTGCAATTCTATTACGTTCGATAGCATCAGTGCCAAAATCATAAGGTCGGGTTGTAACAACACTTCGTCCGTTTTCAATTTTTTCAACAAATACCTGTATTTCGTCGTCTACACTGTGTGAACTTGTATCATAGTTCAATTCAATAAGTGTAACTGCATCTGTGGTTTGTAGATAAAAAGGAAAGTCATCATCAGCTGAATTATTATCCGTAATTCTAACTTTAGCACCTGTTTGTACATTAGTAAAGTTATACATAACTTCACTTCTTGTAGAGTTAGTAATTAAAAGTAGTTCATCTGCATTATAACGACCTTGAATCTTTACATATCCTAATCCAATTGGTGCTAATACAGGTAAAGCACTTAATCCGTTTTCTATAACATCAACAGTATTAAATGCAAGTGTATTAATTTTAGCCGGAGCACCTGCTGTTATTGCACCAGCAGTAGCACTTACAAATGTGTGCAAGCTTGTATCTGAACTTACTCCAACATTTACTGTAATAGTATTTGATGTTGTAGAGGTAATCTTAACTGGAGAATAGTAATATTTGTCTTTACCGTAGTCGTTAGGAACACCTGATGCTCTAGGATATGGATGAGTTGTTGCATTACCGTCTAATGCACAAGTAAATGTTATTCCAGCAGGTGCAATGTGTATTTCGTCGCCAACACTTAATGAGTGGCTTCCAATTGTTACTTCCATAAATCCTGTTGAAGGATTATAGTTAGCACCTAAAGGTGTATAACTTAAATCTTGAACAGTTTTGGTTGTATCTATGGTTTGTGATACTTCTGTATTTAATTTTGTATATACTGTATTTGTAAAAATATAATCGGTAATTAGAGTCCCAATAAATTCGTGTACATCTGTTTCGGGAGTCCTATCGCCATCAATTTGAGCAACACCTTGATCCCAATAATATTTGATTGTATTTTTTAAAGTTTCATTGCCGCCATATCTTAAATCTTCTAAGTATGCATCAATTACATAACCAACATCTCTTTCGCATTTTTCTGCATTGTAAGTATATCCTACATAACCAACTTGTCCTTGATTAACTTTGTTTTGAATAAATGCATTTGCTTCTTTTTGTATAAAAGTTTTGTTAGAACTTAATAGTGAGTATGCATCAGGAAATAAATTATCTAATCTTCCTAATCCTGGTTTGAATACATAATTTTTTATTTGTGTCTTCGCCATTACTTATAATCCAAATGCTATAGATAGTGCTAGTGCTGTACTATCAGTGTATTGTTTGTTTGTTATATCTTCGTCCGCTGTCGGTGTCGCAGTAACCTTTGCTGTGCTAAATGATGCAGCAGCCGGTGTAATTGCTCCAATTGTACTGTTATTTATTGTACTATCAATTATTGTTCCTGACAAGCCGGTTGAACCTATTTTTGATATTTCTTGTCCTTCTATTCGCAAAGATATTTCGTTTACTGCCTCTAACTCTAAGTTATTAGAGGATGCTAAACTTGTAATTCCTGTGCCGCCTACATTCAGTGATCCGCCGATATATAAATCTTTTTCAATTCCTAATCCGCCAGCTAACGTTACTGAGCCAGTAGTAGGAGAGGTCGAATTTAAAACATCAGTTACACTTATTGTTCCAAATCTTCCTATTGGATCAACAACATTTATGACACCAAAATTAGTACGATTTGTATCTGTATAATACAGCGTATCTGGAGCATTCAACGGTATACTAAATCTTAAAGTACCGTCGTTCTTTCCCTGAGCGTCAGATCCTGTTGATCCGTCACTGTGAGAGATGCCTGTGTTGTATAAACCAGAATCTATTTGGTTTCCTGAAACTATAAAAAAGTTTAGTACAGGAACATCAAGAGCAAAAGTATATACTGATTGCCTAGCAACACTTATAGAAGGATTTGTGCCCGTAGCTTCTGCTATAGAAAATGAGTTAGTTTGTGTATCTACTGTTACGGTGAAATCAACAATAGTTACATCGTCATCGTCGCCTGGAGTAGTTGCTGTGATAATACTATTTGCAATAATATTACCTTCTTCATCTACAGTGAATCCTGGCCCTTTGAAACCATATTTTGATTCAAACGGTGAATTAATTACAGCCATTATTACTCTCCTATATGTTATTTATCAGACAATAGGAGGAGTAAGTGTGTGAAAATATTGTCCTGTGAATATAGCTTTGGCGCCAGTAAAGTTTGTTCCAAGCTCTGTATCTATAACCGGAGTAAGATTTACATCAACATAACTGTCATTAACTGTTACTTCGACTTCTACAATGTCATTAAGAGTATTATTTCTTGCAAATACTACAACACTTGCTCTATCAATACTAGCAGTAACTAATGCTTTAAGTATTTCTTTGTTGTCTCTATCAAAGTCTACACTTATAGTATATTCAACTGTTGCAAAATCGCCAACGTGCCATCGATCTATGCGTGTAGAACCATAGATTTGTTTCCAGGGACCTTTATGACTTAATCCTGCGTTATTTCTAAATAATACTGTGTTTTTCATTCCTTTTGCTAGGAATTTTTTTAGATCTTGCATTATGATACCTTGCTATTGACACAGTATTTATCAGTTTTTTACAGTTATTAATTTTCCGTATTCGGGCAAGTAAAGATATTCTATTCTACTATTAACTAAAGTACGTACAGCATCATCTAGAGTTTCCACTAAAGGTTCGCCGCCTAAATTGAAACTAGTATTGAAAATAATTGGACAACCTGTGCGTTCTTTAAATGCTTTAATTATATTGTAATAGTTTTCATTCTGTTCTTTATTCACTGTTTGTATGCGACAAGTTCCGTCTACGTGAATAATAGCAGGTATTTTTTCTTCAACACCGGGTTGACAATTTACAGCATACATCATTGTAGGCGACGACTTCATACCGCGTAGATCAAACCATTCGTGTGCATCTTCTTCTAGAATTGATCCTGCAAACGGACGAAAGTACTCTCGACGTTTGACTTCGTTTACAAAATCCTTACCATTAGGATCTGTTGGATCATACATAATACTTCTGTTACCTAAAGCTCTTGGACCATTTTCACTTTTACCTTGAAACAGTGTAACGATATTTCTATCAACCATTAAGTTAATTATATCGTCTTGTGAGGCATCAACTATACCGGCATTATACTTTTTCACAACACTTTCGATTTCAGAATCGGTATAGCAGTATGCCGGACCGTAGTAAACTGTTTCTGCTTGTGGTTTAACTGTAGTATCACCGGTAGTATTGTGATGCCAAAGTAAAGCTGCACCCATTGCTGTGCCTGCATCATTAGAAACAGGCTCTACATAAATTTCAATTCCTTCGTCTTTTAATTCGTTAAGGTAATAATAATTTGCTACACAATTTAATCCATAGCCGCCACTTATAACAACTTTTTTACAATCACTTAGTTCAACAGCGTGTCTAATTAAATCTGCTACTGCTTTTTGTGATTCTGTTTGTACAGCATACGCCATATCTCTTCTATTATCTAAAGTGGTTATGTCATCTGCTTCATAGTTTTGTAAGTACTTGTACATATTTGCATTTACAACAGCACCGTTAGGATATCTTGGTAGTATTAAATTTCTATTTGTTGTAGGAACTATACAATCATTATCTTCTATAATTTCAGGAAATTCGTCATTAGGTTTTCCGTAAGGAAATAGTCCCATAGTTTTACCTGCTTCAATACTGCTCCAACCACAATATTCTGTTACTGCTTCATATGCTTTTACAATACCTGCTTTGTCTGATAAGGACAAATTAAATTTTGCGTCTGGTTCCCAATCTCCGCCACTAAAATCCGGAAGATAAACATTAACCAACATATTTCTTGCACCCATTGTTTTGTGCAGTGTTTCGATATTAGCAGGATATGTGCATTTGTAGATACTTTCAGTTTCATATACAGTCATACTTTCGTCTCCTATTGTAAGAGGAAAGAAAGTTCCTGCTCCATCAACAATTACTGCAACTGCTTCTTCAAAACCACTATTATAAAAAGCAAGTCCAGCGTGTAACTTATGATGGAACATTGCCATATCAATCACTTGCGGGTGACCGTCATCCGAATGAGGTAAATCTTCGATTAAACCTATTTTTCTAGCAAGCCCGGTGTAAATATCTTCACCGGTATAATCAAGTTGTCCCGCACCATTAAGTGGTGTAGTATGTGCAACAACCAAATAATCAATTTTATCTGTATACTCTTTAATTGCAAGAATAGATGCTAGAGGTCCACCGTCGTACTTTTTTCTTGTAAGTCTTTCTTCTTCTATACTAAAAACTATCTCGCCATCTTTTAGAAGACAAACTCCTGCGTTATGTCCTCTTGCAATGCCTGCTATCCAAACTGGACTATTTTCCATATTTAATAACCTCTATATGTTTTATCAAAATTGCTTAATTCTCTATACAACACATCACCATACATTTGTAAATCGTCTATGTTTTGTTTTAATGCATCGCACGTATTAACACAATCTTTTTGTTCTAACGTTAATTTAGAATTATCTATATTCAAACTTGGTTTTAATACATTATATAACCAATCTATACCTAGAGCAGGTGACGGATGTGGATCTATAAAATCTTTCCATTCATATAACAGATCTTGACTTTTCCAACAATATAACCCTATTGGGTCTACCCAATTTTTATTGTCTAATATTTTTTTGTATGGTAAAAAATCTAAATCTTGCCATAAATTTATATTACTATTTTGTGCCTCACCATAACTGGAGGGAATATTATAGTCTGAACCTAGTTTTGCAAAGTCCCCTATCGTTGTCATTTTCCAATTACAATCTGTAGTTTCTAATAGTTTTATTGTACTATAGATTGCATTCAATGTCAACATTACATAAGATTTTTCATCAAAAAAATTATCAATCCATTTTTTATCATAAAGATCTTTATTCGTATATGAAAATAGGCCGCCTTTCGTTTTCCAATTATATTCAGTATCTCTGCCTTTTGGGGGTTGTCTAAACATATGATAATCATTACGTAAATGGCTAGTCCATTGAACTACAACAATATCATCTTTTGTAAAATTATTTTTTAAATTACATTCTGCAACTCTATTGGATATTGCAACATTTCCTATACCGGGTACACCCCAATTTTCAAATTGATCAAATTCTAATCCAAATAAATCTGCATAAGAAGGCCAGGCATAGTTAGTAAAACTACAGCCAAATGTGAAAAGTCTTTCCATTATTTTAAAGCAGTCTTTACCTCTTTCACAATTACATCTTCTATCTTTTCATTCATTGCCATTACGCCTTCGTTCTGTCTATCAACATATTCATCTACTGTAATTCTTATAGGAGAGTATATTCTTACACCTTCTCCCATATCTAGTATTTTAAATTTTTCCTCATTCGGATAAGAAACATTTTGTTCAAATGTACTTCCTAATATTACAGTAGCATTTTTTTCAAATGAGTATGCAATATGCTGACCTACACTATCACAACCTAAAAAATGATCTGCTTGAGCAATAATTGCACTCCATTCTCTTAGTCCAATACCTTGGGGTATAGCAATAGGTTCTGTAATTCCGTGTTTTTGAAATTCAAATGCAATTTCGCCCATATATACAACAGCAAAATCTTTTGTAAGTTTTTTTACTAGACTTAATACATTTTCTGGTTCGAAACTTCTGCCACTAAAATCAGTGATCATACCATTTTCGTTAAACACTCCGCGGCCAAAAGGTTGAAATACAATTACTTTATCTTTTTTTGTTTTTTCTTTAACGTCTTTTATAACTTGAGCTCCAGCAATTTTTTCTTGTTTGCTTAAAACTATTTTTGGTCTAGGTAAGTCTCTTATACCTTTATCATTGATAGCAATATCATATGCTTCTGCTAAACTTGCTTTTTGATTATAGTATTCCCAAACACGGTATGGCTCAGGACTAACTAGATCCATATCTTTCAATTTGTCTTCAAACAAATTTTTATGCCAAACATCATATGCCTTTGCGTGTAACAAAGGATGTCCTTTATAAAAGTCAGTGCCGCCCTCGCATACAATAATAAAATTGTTATCTGGGTTTTCTTCAGCAAATTTTTCTAAAGCAGGTATTGAACAAACTACTCTCCCTGCACCACCGTTTATAAAAAAGGCTTTATCTCTTGACATATTTTAAAATCCTATCTAAGTAATGTACGCACTTATTTATAGGTGATTTTTATTTGGTGTAGTCAAAGTGAAAGGCGCTCAAGGCGCCTTTCTATTTAAGTATAAATTAGTAATTATATATCTAAATTGTCTATAGCGTTATTTCTAAAATCAGGTTCCCCTGCGCCTTCTGCTGGATTTCTCAGTACATTAATCTTCCAGGGTTGAACAAGCTTTAATTTAGACATATTCAATTGTGCACCTGTTCCTGTGGAACTAGTTGTATAAAACACATTGTTGTACGTGCCTGCATCTGTATGATATGTGTGAGCATAAGACGGTGTTGATTTTTTCATCGCGGTAATTGTCCCACTTTCGTCTACTTCTGTCACAGTCATAAGTATGTCTGGTGCAGACGTACCATTTTTGAATACAGGATCACTAATAAGCAATCTATCATCTACACTGTAGCCTGAGCCACCATTGCCAATACTAATTGTCCATCCACATCCGTATAGTTCTGGAAACTGTCTTAGATATCTTTTGTACTTTGCTTGTTTTTCATATACTGCTGTTGGCATATCTTCAGACGTGTTTTTATCTGAAATTTCTAACAAATGATTTCTACGTTCTAACAATGCGTCCCACGTATCTATAGGTGCCTTCCAAGCAAATGGTTTAACCCATTCTTGTGCGCCAGGATTGTATGTTATTTCATTTTTTTCGTATACGTGGTCAGGTAACATAGGATTGTTACGACGATAAGGTAAAGGACTGTTTGGAATAATTTCTTCTATTTCTTCTACTGATTCAACATCTATTCCGCCCATATCATTAATAATAGCACAAAGTAGTGTATCTTCGTTACAGTCAACTTCAACAGCATACTCATCACTAGTTCCGTCATTAAACTGTCCGTTATTCCAAACTTCTTCTGTAATGCAAGACCCAGTAACTTTATTTGTTTCTTTGTATACCATTACATATTTTTTTGCAGGACCATTGTATGTCAATGTTCCTGTATTGTTTTGTTCGTTAGTTTGAGAATACTGATCGTCTGTAACCGGATAAGTAAATTCTTTTGAAATATTTTCCATATTAAAATCCTATTTAATAATAAACCACATATACTAGTCCGCCGCCACCCGGCTCACCTCCACAACACTTCGAGTCATATTGTTGCGCAGAGTTTCCACCTGATCCTGGAAACGGAGCGTTACCGTACGCACAGGTACAACCGGCGTGCCAGCTTCTACATCCGCCTGGCCCTATTCTAAATCCACCAGCAGTAAATGGCGCTGTAGCTGTTGCGCTGTGAGCTTGGTCATAGCAATACTGTGTAGGATGGGCTCTTCCGTGTGTGCCCGGAGCACAAAAATCAAATGTTCCATTTGTACGTCCGCCACAACACCAACACATTGAACAGCATCCGTAACAGTTTTGGAAGTAAAAACACCTTCTGTAAGGACCGAACTGTGCTTGACCTCCACACACTCTTGCTAGCCAGGTGCTGCTACCGCCACCACCTTGGTTACAAACGTGTGAACAACATCCGCAACATCCATATTCTGAACTTGGGTCCGTACATTTGCCGCTACCAGCAGCACAGATTTGTATATTATCTCCAGGGCATACATTAATGCCTTTTACAGCATATCCTCCAGACGCTGAGCCGCCACCTTGTTGACAACAACAAACACCAGGCCCGGATCCGCCACCACTCCAAATTTCAAACACTGCATAGCTTACACCTGCTGGTACTGTCCATAAACAACAACGACCACCATTTTCCCAGTTACGAGTGCTTGTATTATAAACCATAAACTCATTAGGCTCAATGGTTTCTCCTGCTTGGTATCCAAATAAATAATCTCTTAAACTTATAGCCATATCGTATTCCTTAACTCGCTACCGGATAATATATTGTTACCAATCCGCCTGCGCCATATTGTCCGCAGTATAATGTATTATCGTGACTTACAGCACTTGCTCCGCCGCCGCCGGGCCAATGTGGATCTCCACCTAGTTGTGTGCCGCAACCCTGACGACAGTAGCTCATTGTTCCTCTGTTACCTCCTGGTGTAAATGGTGCGCTTGGCATAAATCCGAATGCGTTTTGTGAACAAAAGCTATTTCCTTTTGCACTACCTGACATTCCGCAAAGTCCCATACCGCCTGTCCAGCTGCCGCAAGCAAATCCTGAGCATCCTTGACAATTACAACCAATCATAAAGTAACAGCGTGTGCCGCCTTGGCCGCCACCGCTTGCACAAGCAATTACCGAACCACCGTTAACTGCCATAAAACTAGGATTGCCCATACAACCGCAACAGTAACTTTGTGAACATCCTGTAGTTCCCGCTGCACATATTGTGTATTGTGCGCCTTCTGATACACCTTTTTCAAATTTTCTAGCATAAGAGCCTGAACCACCAGGCCAGCCAGCTCTACAGCAGCACGTTCCTGCGCCGCCGCCACCGCCGCCCCACATTTCAACAGCAAACCAATTTACACCTGCAGGCACTGTCCATAAGCAGCAAAACCCGCCATTGCTTTGTGTAGTTTTATTTGAGTTAAAAACGTGAAATTCAGTAAAAGCAACCGAACCTGCTCCACCTTCTCCAACCTGTAGTAGATCTCTTAAACCGGCCATTTATTCGCTCCCTGGTTCTCTTGGCATTTCTACCTTCCACGCTGCAATTTCATCTGCTGTACCATAACCGAATGTAGCAGGTAAATCTCTTAATTTTTGTCTATAATCAATCCACGGTTGCTTGATTTCATCTGGCATATCTGGAGATATTTTTCCGTCACTGCCTTCTAATGCACCGTTTCTTCCGTTAAGCACATCTTCCCAAGTAAAAGGTTCACCTTTCATTGGTCCTAGTGTCCAGCTTGAGCCGTCGTGTACTAATTCGTCTTTATTATATGTTTGACTCAGTCTAGCTACTGCTTCAAACTCTATAACTGTACCGTCTGGTAAAGTTTCTTGTGTAACTGACTCGTCTGCGTATGTAACTTTATCTTCGCAAATGATTCCCATAATCACAGGATCGTCAGCAGCTACTACTTCTACTCGTCTATGGTTTACTGGTACAGGTACTTCTGCACCATCTTCCATTGTAGTCAATACAGGTTGTATTTGACTGAATGCTCCAGTATCTTCGTGTACAAATATCCAAACTCTGTCTGGTCCTGTATAAGTTGCTGATGCTGTTAGTCCTGCATCTGTGGTAGATGCATACAACTCGTCAGCAATATTGTACGTAAAGTTTACTGTTGTTTCTGTAATTGGTGTTGGCATCTTTTTCTTTCCTTTAAGTATATGAAACTTTTATCATTCCACTAGCACCGTGTTGTCCGTAACAACGTCCGTCACTACAGGCTCTACCTGTTGATCCAGCACCTGCTGGATTACTAGGAGGTGAACACATATAGTAAACGCCCGATCCTGATGGTTCTTTAGCGCAGTATTGTGCAGTTTGTCTATCTGCTTGGAATCCTCCGGAGGTCCAGGTTGATATGTCACTTCTGCAATAACAATTTATATAACTGATGTTTCCTGTTCCGTCCATTACAACATCGCCTAAGCCAGTTCCTGATAGTAATCCCCAGCAGCATATATATCCGTAACAAAATCCGCCTCTTGTCATATCAGAGCAGCCGCCGTTTCCGCCAAGGGCACATCCTATTGTTCCACTTGTTTGTATATCATAAACATAACTTGGTTGCGCTCTAGGTGAGATTCCACAGCAACCATTACAGTCACTTGATCCGCCTGCGCAAAGCCTGTATTGACATCCTTCGGCTGTGGCGATAGAAATTTTTGCATATGAACCGCCTGTTGGCATTGTGCCAGCACGTTCACAACATCTAGCTCCCTGACCTATACCGCCTGATCCCCACATTTCAAATGTAACTCTGGATGTGCCTGCAGGCACTGTCCAAAGGCAGCAACAACCTCCGCTGTTTGCTCCATTATCATTTAATCTGTGAACATAGAAAACTCTATTAGGATTTCCTATTGACGGCGGTGATTGATCTGAAAGTAGTGTACGTAAACTTGGCATCTTATGTTCCTGAAATTACCCATCCATATGTAGCGCCAGTGTAAATTAAAATTGGTGCTGAGTTGTTAATGTCTATACTCAAATCATCTGCTGCGCCTTGGATATTTGCTCCGTTCCTACCAACAGTAATTGCTGATGAACCTGCATTTCCTCCTACGTCAACAATTTGAACAGTATCTCCGTCTTGTAGTGCTCCGCCATCTGCTGTAGTATTTGGTAGAGTAACAGTAATGCCTCCGGCAGTACAAAGTACTCTATCATTAACACTTGCGCTATAGCTTACACCGGTAGAAACTGTACTAGTTGAGTATGTTAAAGTGTTTGTAATGTATCTTCCCATAACAGTTTGTCCTTTATTAATGTATTTATGCAGATGTCTCAATTCCAAAGGCAACGCAACTTACGTTAGCTTGAGAGGAATATATGACAATCTTTTGTGTTGCAGCAAGCACTATACCAGTTCTTTCTAGTACGTTTTTGGGTAATAGTTCTGTTTGATATTCTATATACTCGCCGTTTGTTGGTGTCGCTAAATCTGCAATTGCTAAATTAACAGTAGTAGGCTGGCTACCCCTGTTAACAATGTTAACACTCGCCACAGTATATGTTTCTGCTGGGCAAGTATAGACAGTTGTATTAGTTGCTGCAGAAATATCTTCACCTGCTAGTCTACCTGTGGCCATTTTTATATGTCTCCATTATTGTTGTAAAAAGTAATTCAACGCAACAGGATCACCTGAGATTCCGCCGGTATAATTTACTTTCTGTAATATATTTATCTGAACACCAGTTGTAGTTGTAATTTCTTGTCCTGAAATAAACACACTACCAGCTGTAATACTGTTGACGTTCAATTCGCCTGCACCACCACCTATCTGTGAAGCGATGTATGTTTTAATTGCCTTTTGTGTAGGTACAATGTTATCACTGTTAGCAGTAAATGTACCATCTACGCTAAATTCAGTAATTGTTGCACCTGTGCCGCCTAATTCTAATTGTCCTAGTGTAAGTTCTTGTAGTCCTGAAATATTGAATGCATCTGCATTTAGAGTTGCAATACCAGTTGACTGTTCAACGTTAAACAATCTGCCCACTCTAAAGTTACCATCTTGGTCAGTGGATGTGTAGAACACTCTACCACCACCGCCAACAACAACTTCATATTCTGCATCAGGAGAATTCGCTGGTGAGTTAGGGTAGTTTGTATCAGCAAAGTTACCAGTACCGATATCTAGGAAATCGTGTCCTGTCAAACGTACTTGAGAATAACGTATTCTCATCTCAATCGCTTCAGCGTGTTCAGGAGCTTCTGTCACTGTCAAATCTGGTGATAGTTGAAGTTGTGCTGTATAAGGACCTGTGCCTTCTAAATCTCTCACAGTAACCAATTTAAAGTATTGATTAGGCAAGCCACTAAATGTAATATTGGAGCCTGCCTTGGGTTCTTCCGTTAAACCTTCTACTCTTATCAAGTTTCCTGGTTGATATCTATCCATAAAGCCGTCACCAACAACTTCAGCAGTTGCAGTAGCCATTGCAGTACCTCTACTTGTCCAAGTTGGCTGGCTTAGTACGCCATCTGCAATTCTAACTTCGTGAGGTACATCTACAGTATTGTTTGGATCTACAATTGTCATATTAGGAGCAGTTACATAACCTGTTCCTGGATCCCAAATTGTAATAATTACAATTTTACCATCTTCTACTATAGCTCTTCCTTTAGCAGTATCAGCATATAGTCCGCTTCCTGGAGCATCAAAATCTACATATGGTTCAATACTATAGTTTGTGCTATCGTCAAGTGTTGCTTCAATAGCTGCGCCTGTTAAGTGATCCCAACCTGCTGTACCATCGCTTGCTTTTACAATCGTTGCAACTTTTGTACCAGAATTATATGTATCAATTATACCATACTGTCCTGCACCGCGTCCTGCTGTCAAATAAATTACCATTCCTATATACTGACTACTAAGTCTAGAATCAGTGTTAGATAAAGTAATTTGTGTATTGGTACCAACCTGAGCAACATTTTCAGCACTGATGTAATCTGCGCCGCCAAAATCTTCGTTGGGATCAGTAAGTCTAACTTCAAATACGCCGCCATTTGATATATTTGCGTTTGCAACTGATGCACCAAAGCCCTCGCCTGTTACTGTAAATCTTGTAGCATCTCCGACAGTTGCAACATCAAATGTTAGATCTGCACCTCCGCCGTTGCCTAGTTGCGCATCAGTGACCGTAATTGTATCTGTAGCAACGTGTCCGCTGCCTCCTTTTAAAATTTGAATTATTGCGCCACCTACATCATCAACAACAATTCTAAACTCTTGTCCTGTTCCTGCACCTGAACTAGTACCTGCTACTGTGTATGTGCCGGTTGTTCTATTACTATCTGCTACACCTATATTGTTTACAGTAATAATTGCGTCAGTTGCAGTTGTGTAGTCTTGTCCTGCATTCAAATATTCTAATGTTAGTATTTCATTACCATCAGTAAATACTCTTTGTATTGTTGCATCGAAGTTTCTGTTTGTAACAGTACCAGTAACTGGTACTTCCGTTACATCTACACCTTCAGCAACAGTACCAAATGCACCATAGGATGAGTTACCATTTGTAGCACGTATCTTGCCGCCGTTTTCTGCAAGGTAACCAATGTGTGCATAGTATGAGAACACGGAAACAAGTTCTGTTCTACCTAAGTTTGTACACCATACACCAATGCCATCGCTTACAAGTTGTGTAAAGTCGTTTGCAACAATAGAATCGTTGCCGCCATCGTGTAAATCACCGTCAATTTTACATCCAACGCACCCTGTACCGAATGTTGTAACATTTTGCACATAAGGTGATTTGTTTATAATCCACGCATCAACGTGGGCGGGGCCCCAACCTGGATCAAGGCTAACAAAAGCACCTGCTGTAGGACGTTTAGTACCGTAACCGTTAATAGTGCCTAATGTACCGGTAAGTCCTAATACTGTACAGTTTCTTAAGCCTGTGCCGTTTCTCACATAGAACATATCTTCAGTCAAGCTACCGTCAACTGCATTTGAATAATAACGTGCATACAGTAAAGATTTATAGTTACCTGTATAAATCAAATCGTGTTTAATAGCATCAATGTATCTATGAATGTCTCTTTCGCACTTAGCAACATTATATACATATGCAGGATATGTTGCTGCAATATACGCTGTTACTTCTGCAACTAAAAAGGCTCTGTTTGCTTCTAAAACTTCTACAGCATAAGTGTAATCTGTTGTTGTGTTAGGAGTGTTTGAACCTGTTGTAGCAGGAACAGTAGAATCGCCTGTTACACCATTTGCTCTATAATCTATGTAATCATAAATTTGTTGCCAAAGTTCAGCTGCATCTGTGCCAGCCTGAGCAGATCCTGCTGGACGAGTTGTATCTTGTGTTTCAGCATTTCCTGCACTTGCTGTTACTGCAACATTGGTTACAACATCGCTTGTAATTGATTGCAGCCTTGAAATAGCATCTAGCGTATACGGAGTATCTGTACTGTCAACTAAAACTCCTGCTGGTTTAATTCTAGTTGAACGTAATTCGTCTCCTATTACTGCTGTATTTTCAGGAACAATTATTGGAAGGACTTCTTCAAATTCTCCTGTTTTTACAAAAATTGAATTCTGTGGTTTACGCTCTGCCGGAACAGCATCTGTATTGCCCGCTGTAATAGCATCAGTTATAATATTAACTAGCGTTTCTAAAGTTGCTTGTGCATCTGCTTCTTCAATTAAAGAACTATCTTGTACTTGCGCAATAGATCCATATTTTGTTCCTGTGTCAGTGCCTATTAATAAGTCAGACAAAATTGCATCTGCTAATGTTTTAATGTAATTTAAACCGTCTGCTGTCTCTGTAGCATTATCAGCTAGATAAGTTTGTCCGTCTGCGCTAAAATATGCTACTGCTGCATCTCTCGAACGCTCGTTACCACCGTGTGATAGATCCCATATTAAAGCGTCAACTACTTGACCTGTGTCTCTACGACATTTAACTTTGTCGTATACACCTACTAGTGCAGGATATGTTGCATCAATATATTCTACAACTTCTTCCTGGATAAAAGCTCTATTTTTCTCTAGTAGTTTTTTGGCGTTGTATCTAAGAGCACCTGCTTGTACTTGTTCAGTTGCATAACGAATTGTTTTAAAAGGTCTGTCTAGTGTAACTCCGTAACTAGGAGCAGGTTCGTCTACGCCGCCGCTGCCTTCTACATAAAATACATTGTTGATAGCACCAAAGTTAGTCCATTCAGGAGCAGTTGCAGTATCGTTTACTTTTAATACTTGACCTGGTTGTCCTATTCCTAATCTTACAGGTCCTGCGCCGCCATAATAAACTATGTCACCTTCTGTAGTAAGGTTACCTGATTCAGCACCAGCTGTCAGCAAATTCCAATTGATACCCGTAACATCCTGATCTGGTCTATTTTGTGTAACAGTCTCGTCAGCAGTGTGTGCATATACACAAACATAAGTGTTTACACCGTGTTGTACAGAATCGCCCGCGTCGTAGAAAGTACCGTCTGCCCACGTACCTTTCCATTCAAAGCCTTCGTTTAATCTTTCCCAATAAGTTGTCCACGTTGGATAATTGTCTGTATCGCCAGGTCTTTGAGCTGTGTGTTTTAGAATACACAAATAAGTATAACCGCCTAAACGAACAACATCGCCTTCAATATACTCACGATTGGTACTATCATCGTCCCAGTCGCCTATAAATTTAAATCCTGTTGTATATAAGTCCCAATCGTCTATATTGTCGCTAGGTTTCTTTGCTTGGTTATTTGTAATTGCAATATATGAATAACCTCCATATGTAACAAAATCTCCTGGCTGATATGCTTTACCTACACTCCAGGTATCTTCAAATTCTAGAGATTCAACAAATTGTGCCCAGTTAGATTCGTCTGCTGCTAAATTTGTGCTTCCTGCTGTGTGGTAAGTTGTACAAATCCAAAGTCCGCCACCGTATTTCACAACGTCATTAATTCTGTACCTTGTACCAGCAGTCCAATTTGATCTATATTCTATTCCTTTGTGTAGATAATCCCACTTTGATTGATCAGTTTCAAGGCCGTCTGCAACTGTTGCAGCACTAGTATGTCCTTGGTTGGCAACATACAAAGTTCCGCCGTATCTGACAACATCATTTACTCTATATCTTGTTCCTGGCAACCAATCATTTGTCCAGTAAAATCCTTCTGAGAAAATATTCCATTTGGCTTGATCTACTTCCAAACCGTCTGCAAGAGTAGCAGCACTTGTATGCTCCTCGGTACAGATAAAAATTGTACCGTTGTATTTTACAATGTCGTTTATTTTATATCGTGTTGCTATTGCCCAATCAGTTTTATAATCAAAACCTTCTGCAAATAAATCCCATTTTGTTTGGTCTAGTTCTAACCCATCTGTAAGATTTGCAGCAGAAGTGTGTGCTTCGTTGGCAATATAAAGGTATCCACCGTATTTTACAATGTCATTTACTTTATAATATGTGTTTGTTGTCCAGTCGGATTTCCAATCTGTACCATCTGTAATTTTATTCCAATAGTCAGCTTGGTCAGTTGTAAATAAAGCAGGAGCAGTATGACCTGCAATACACACAAACGTATTACCACCATTACGGACTATATCATCCTTGTAGTAGATTGTAGAAGCGGCCCAGTCGCCCTTCCATATAAATCTAATTCTACCTAACTTAAACTCTGCCATTTAAAAACTCCGCTTCTATAATGTATTTATGCATTTCTTAAATTCCAAATAATTGCAGTGCAAGATAATCACCATCTACACCGCCACCTGTTTGATTAACTAGTACAGGAATATTAATTTGGTTATCTGATGTAGTAGTAATATAACTTGCACTTACTTTAACTTGTCCCGCAATCAAAGTATTCGTTAACGCATCTGAACCACCGCTTGAAATTCTACTTTCTAAGTATTTTATAATCGCTGCTTGTGTTGGAACAATGTTATTAGAGTTTGCAACAAATGAGCCATCTTTAGAAAATTCTCTAATAACAACCTGAGATCCGCCTATTACAACTCCACCTAGAGAAAGTTCGCTCAAACCATTTAATTCAAATAAGTCTGCATTAACTGTAACGCTACCTGTTGCTTGTTCTACTTCAAATAATTCACCTACCCTGAAGTTACCATCTTGGTCTGTTGATGTGTAGAACACTCTGCCGCCGCCATTATCTACAGTTTCGTTAAATGGCTGTGGTTCATTTAAAGAGTCAACACCTTCGAGATACAAATCAGGATATCTTGTGGTATTGGTATTTCCTGTTCCAATGTCAAGGAAGTCGTGACCAGTCAATCTAATCTGGCTGTACTTTTCTCTAAGTATAACACTTTCTTCGTGTGCCGGAGATTCAAGATCTCCTAGTGTTGGACTAATAGTAATTTCAATGCTATAAGGACCAGTTCCTGTAGTACTAACAACTTTAGTTAATCTATATGTTACATCATCAATTCCATTGATCACAACGTTTGCACCTGGGCCAGGAATAGCGGAAACATTTTTTAAGAATAATGTTCTTCCAGTTTGGAATATATCTGCATATCCAGGGCCGGATACTGTTCCTATAGCCGATACATATGCGTTACCCCTATTACTAAATACAGGTTGCGCAAGCACTCCGTCCCTTACAAATGCTTCATATAATGCTTCGGCTGTGTTGTCAGGATCATAAAATATAACATCAGGCGCACTATCATACCCTCCGCCTGGATCGTACATTTTCACACTAGTCACCCTGCTGCTTTCTACGATTGCTCTTGCAATTGCTTGTGCACCTGATTCTATTTCAATGACACTTGTGTAGTCAAATGCTGGTGCAACCCAAATTTCTGTGTTGCTAACTCCAAATTCGTATGATTGAGTAGTACCGATAGAATACTGTGTGCTATCTTCTGCAAACCATTGCCAAGCCCAGCCGTCTTGGCTTTTGACTACGTGGGAACCGCTAGTAGATTCAGAGAATGCTAAAAATTCTCCGTTTCTATAAATTACTCTGCTTGTATAATAAGTAGGTAAAGTAACAATATGATTATCACTTGAGTACCAAGTAACTCCGTCAAAACTGTATGCAGCTTGTGCCTCATATGATGTAGGAGCATTTGAATTATCTGCTCCTACTGCTACATATCTTCCGTTGCCGTATGCAATATCTAACCAATTAGGTTGATTCAAAGCACTAATGTTATTTGTTTCGGACCAAGTTATCCCATCAAGACTTATTGCAGTTACACTATCTGCTTTGATAGCTACAAAACCTTTTGACCCGTATGTAACTGAAGCCCAAGGTGTTCCTCCAACATTTGTAAATGTTGTGTAACTCTGACTTGAACCGTCTTGGTTACATTTCGTTGCTCCTTGTTCCCAAACAGCAACAATTGTGCCGTTTTTATCTGTAGTAATTGCTGACCATTGATTATTATGACTATCTAAGGTCCAATTAATCCAGGTGTTTGTTTGAGATTGATATCGATAAACTGTACTAGATCCTGTATGTAAAAAATATGCATAATCGTTATCACTTGTAGAAAGTAATCCGCTGCCTACACTATCTCCTATACCTGTCAAATCTAGTGCTGTAATAGTAAAGGTTTGCCCGTCATTACTAAAAGCAGCATCTCCCTTTGTATTAATAGCAATCCAAGTACCATTATCAAAAGGAGCACTTGCACCGTAATTTTCTATCCATTCAATACTACCAATGTACTCATTGCCCGGACCTGCAGTGAATCCTTCTGGATAATTTTTTGTAATATTAGGTTGTATACTTACAGGCGGCGCTTCTATTTCAACCCTTGGTTCTAAACTGTATCTAGTTGTTGTATCTAATGTACTGACAATCGGTCTACCTGGATCTAAATTTTGCCAACCTGCTGTGCCATTGTATTCTTTAGAAATAATGGCTACCTTTGTTGCTGCATTGTATCCTGTAATATAGCCATATTGTCCAACTCCTGCACCTGAAACAATAACGATTCTCATTCCTATATATTTTTCGGGTGTTCCGGTTTCATCTGCTGCTGCAAGTGTAATACTAAATTCATTGCCGCCTTGTGCATTGTTAAGCAAGTACTGATAATTAAGACCGCCAGGTATACTACTATCAGCTTCACCTAAAATTCTAATATTAGATAAACCTTTAGATCTTACTTCGTCGTAAATTGCTGCGGCGCCTGCGCCTGTCCCAGTAAATTGAATCTGTGCGTCTGGTGCGCCTGTTACAGAGTTAAAATAGTGTCCGCCTAAATTATCGTACTCTAGTGCAACAATTTCGTTACCATTTGTTATCACTCTTGAGACAGGTGCTTCTTTAGTTTGATTATCTATTTGTGCTGAAATAGGAATTTCAGTTGCATCAACACCTTCAGCTACTGATCCATATAACCCATAGGAGTTGTTACCATTTGTTGCACGTACAACCCCGCCATCTTCAGCAAGATACCCAATATGACAAAAATATGTAAACACCGATACAAGTTCCGAGCGTCCGCCATCTTTTGCCCAATAACCTATACCATCACTTAAAACTTGGGTAAAGTCGTTTGCTACTACTGATCTATTTCCGCCGTTATGTAACGATCCATCAACTTTAAGTCCTATACACGCAGTTCCAAATGTTGTAACATTTTGTACGTAGCAAGATTTGTTTATAATCCAAACACTTTGATCGTCAGGACCCGATCCAGGATCTAAACTTACAAATGCACCGGCTGTGGGGCGTCTTGTAAAATATTGGTTAGGATCACCAAGTGTACCGCTTAATCCTTGTAGTGTCATATTTCTTATACCACTACCATTGTTTACAAAGAACATATTTTCTTCTTCATAACCAGGTGCAGGTTGTATCACAGTTCCACGTAATTCATCACCAACTAGCGCACAGTTTCTTGGCAATTTTATTGGTGTTATTTCATCATATATTCCAGTTTTAACAAATACAGTTGTATTAGGATATGTATCTATTGTGACTGGCATAACTATATCATCGCCGGTTTGAACATATGTAACATTTTCTGCACTAAGAGTATCTGCTATAGAATTCAAATAATTTACTAGTTCTAAATATCTTAGTGCTTCTTCGGATGTTGCTCCTGCTACAAATAATTGTCTTTCTAATGCAGGTATAGTATCAGCAACATCTAGTCCTACATTAATATCTAAATCACCGTAGGCTGTGCCTGTTCTCGGATTAGTTGCATTAAGTGCAGCTGATAGAGTCGGAGCTTCTGCTGCCAAGGTTCCTAAAAAATCATTTAAGATTGCTGTTGATATTACTGTTACAAATCCGCCAGTTGCATTAGTATATCTTGTAGGATTATATTTTACTTCACCTAGATTATTATATATGTAATCAAGTGCATACTTTACTGTTCTAAATGGTGCACTAATTGTTCTGCCGTTTCCTATGCCGTCTGTGCCGTCTACACTTACATAAAATGTGTTAGGTACTTCTTCAAAAGCATCCCAGCTTAATGCACTTGAATTGCTAACTTTCAATGCGTTACCCGGAGTTCCAATTGCTAACCTAAGTGTTTCAGAACCGTCGTGAGTTCTAATATCACCTATTGTTGTTAATACATTTGTATCTTTGCCTTGAAGTAGCACTCTCCAATAATTTTCGTTTGTATTTTCTATATCTAAATCAGGTCTAGTATCACTTTCTGTACCAGTATGACGTTGTATACAAATATACAATGTGCCTGCATATGTTACAATGTCGCCTAGATAATAAACTGTGTTGTCAATCCAAGTATTTCTAAACTGTCTACCTGTTACTAAAACTCTCCAGATTGTGTCGTTGCTATCTGGAAATGTTCCTGAATTGTCTGTAATTGCTTCCCATAAATAGCCGCTATTTCTAACAACGTCTCCGGTAAGATAGTTTACATCAGATGCCCATTCTCCTATAAATCTATAACCTTGTGTAGCTAATTCCCAGTCACCTTGATTTTGAAGTAATCCATTTGCACTAGGAACTGATCCTACATTGTTTGTAAGTGCTGTATAAGAATAGCCACCATACTTTACAACATCGCCTATATCATATTCTACACCAGAGTCCCATACTCCTTCATATTCTACACCTAAAACCCAAACATCCCATACTGCATCGTCTACTCTTAAACTGTTTTGCGAAGTATGGTGTTGGTTTGCCTTAAATAATGTTCCGCCTGATTTTACAATATCGTTCTTTTTATAACGTGTCTCAGGTAACCAATCACCTTTGAATTCTATACCTTCAACAACAATTTCCCATTTGTCATCCGAATCTTCTAATCCTGCAGACACAGTTACCGCAGATGTATGCTCTTCTGTACATCTATAAACTATTCCGCCGTACTTTACAATATCATCAATTACATAGCGTGTGTTTGTCTGCCAGTCTGTTCTCCAATTATCACTTCTTGTAACAAACTGCCACTTGTCTTGATCGTCTTCTAAACCTAAAGCATATGAGTTAGCAGCAGTATGTTTTTCTGTACAAATATAAGTTAACCCGTTGTATATAACTACATCGCCTAAATCATAATTTGAAATAACACCAATGTCTCCTGGAACATTTGGATCAGGTGCAACTGTCGGAGTCCAGGTATTACGCCAATTATATGTTGTAGCAACAATAGTCCATTTTGTAATATCGGCTATAGGTCCTTGAACTATTTGTGCAGTACTCTGATGACCTTCAATACACTTATAGACGTATCCCTTCCATTTAACAATATCACCTAGTTTATAATACGTATCATTTGTCCAATCTGCTTTCCATTCGGTGCCATCAAACATTAATTCCCATCTCGGAGCAGGTTTATTGTTTACTACTGCTGCTAAATCAGTGTAAATATTATTAGCAGCCGATTCGTGTCCTGTCAAACAAACATATGTTTTTGCACCATAAACTACAATATCGTCTTTAACATATTGTGTAGATACCTGCCAGATGTTTTTCCATCTAAAACGTATTCTGTCAATATTAAAATCTGCCATTTTCTTATCCTAATCCATTTGATGACGAATTTTCATCGTATACAAATCTTTGATTTACTCTTGCTACTAATTGACCTTCATCGTCGATATAATATGCAATATTTCTATCATCCCATTTAAACTGTTCATAATTTAAATTTTCATATACTAAATTATGATTTACATCTCTGCCTTCATAAAAGTCTTGCCCTTCTTCAAAATCAGGAAAGTTATTTGTTGGATCTCCTGATTTGTTAATTTCTAAACTGTCTGTTCTACTTAGTTGATCAATTTTGCCTACAAACAATTCGCCTTGATCTGTTCTGCGCAAACCGTAAAAAAATCTGTTTTGTAGGGCTCCTACAATATGATCTGGTGATAATCCACTATAATATTCTGCCATTTTTATTCCTTATACGATATCCACATAACTTATTACTGCATCAAGTGCTTCGTCTTGATCAGCTTGTAAATATAATTGATTGTTTGGTGCTAGAATTAATTTTTCTGCTGGCGCAAGAGCGTGAAATGTACTATTAGGAGGTATCATTACATCTTTCATATAAAATCCCATAACACTACCGTCGTCGTGTACCATTATGCTTGCATACACCATAAAGTCTGTAAGATTAGCTAGTGTCATACCGATTACAGTTGACCTAGTTGCTCCGTCAGTTTCTATTGCAAGTATAGGTACTGTCCCTATTTCCTTAACTACTTTATTTAAAAAACTTGTTGCCATTTTATTATCCTAAAACCAATACATATTCTAATACAAGATTTTCTGCCTGATTAAATGTAATTGAACCTGTAGAACCAGCCACTGACGCCCAACTAAATCCATCAAATATTTCTAAGTATCCTTCTTCAGTGTTATACCGAATCATACCTGTTTCTCTATATGCTGGAACAGGTCTTTGCGCACTAACACCTAATGGTACAACAAATCCGCCTGTACCTTCAATTTTAACATATCCATCTCCTGTTTGGTTGAATTCAAACACACCGCCTGGGTCTGTATTAGTTAAAACAGAATCTTTTACTGAAATATTGTCAATTACAACTGAGCCTGTGCCATTACTTTGTAATTGTAAATCAGTATCAGCTGTTGCTGTACTTATTGTATTTCCATCTATTACAATATCATCAACTTCTACTCTAACTGTAGATAATTTTGTTGAATCAATTGTTGTATTTAAATTACTACCTGTGTAGAATCTTATTGTATCATCATTTGCACCAGGAGTAAGTTCTGCTGTAATATAAGTGTCTTGATCTAAATCATATACACCATTAAGTGCAATCCAATTACCGTCATAACCTTCAAATAAGTTTGTATCTGTGTTGTAACGTATCATACCTTCTACAGGAGTAGGTCTACTTGCAGTATCACCTGTTGGCAATTGCAGACCGCTTGTGCCGTCTATTCTAATAGTACCATTAGCACTGTCTAAAATTATATCTCCAGCGGTGCTTGATATTGTATTTCCACTTATTCTTAAATTTCCAGTATCAATATAATTTCCTGTTATTACAGTAGAAGATCCTCCTGTAGTGACAGTTATACCTTGTGTTGCTGCAATGTTTACATCACTTGCACTGAAGTTTACTGTGCCGTCTTCTTGGTTTACGTGAAATAAATCACCTACTCTAAAATCTCCTTTGTGATCGACTGAATTATATCTTACTTTTGCATCGTTTAGTTCTACAACTTCGTTTGCTTGTATCACAGTAGCAGTATTGTTTGTAGTTTCTTTTCCATTGCCTATGTATGCAAGATTTTGTCCAATAGCATAAACAATAACTCCGGGTCCGTCGCCCCAAAGGCCGTAATTGCCATACACACAAGCACTAGCAATCATTCTTATTTCAGCACCAAAGTCTCTTAGATCATAATTCAGTATTTCTGTAGCCGATGCAGCACCACTTGTAATACTTTGAGGTGTTGTATCAAACCCTATTAGATCAGTAAATTTGCCATCAACAATAATTGTGTCTCCGTCAACACTGTCTATGGTTGCAGTTGCAACTGTTGATGCATCTGTAGATGTAAATGTTATAGTGTTGCCTTGTGAAAAGGTACCTGTCACTCCACCTAATTTGATTCTTGTTTTACCGTCGCCTGAAAGACCATCATTGCTATCAAATGCAATTACTCCTCTATCGGCAAAATATGTAAAACAATTTAGCCATTCAACTCTTGCACCATTTGTACAAGTAAGTCCGTCTACTCCTGGTGTAATAAAAGTTACGCTGTGAAATAAACAACCTGCTTCTCTTGAATTTGCAGTTGCATAAGCACCGTCTATATAAGCGCCTTTGCCTGCATCTCCAGAATTAAAACCTCTAGGATCACTTACACTTACTGTGCTTCCTTTTGTAATTACAGATATGTTTCTTACGTAAGGAGACCTGCTTGTAACTTCAAAGTCTGTAGCAAAACGGAATCCATAACCATTATCAGGAAATGTTCTATTACCACCATTACAGCTGAAAATTAATCCTTTTACAAAAGCTGTTGTACCAATTGTGCCTGCAGGTCCTGTGTAATATATTACAAGTTCACCTGTTGTGTAATCATATGTAGAACTATTAATTGAGTACTCTACACTATCAATCGTTACTGTTCCACCACTTACATAAGAATGGGCAAAAGGTGCAGTGCCTACGTTAAATGTAGCTACATTTGTTGTAGTACCTGCTATTAATTCAAAAAAGTTTCCGCCACTATAAAAATCTGCAACTGTTAAATCTTCAACAGTTGTTTCACCATTTAACAAGAATGCATCATTATATCTTGTAGTTGTTGTAGGCACAACTTTTACACCACGTAAACTATGGCCTTTAACTGTAACTCCTGCAGGAACATTTAAAGGAAAATCTTCTGCGTATACTCCAGGATATATGTGTACTGTATCACCACTTGTTGCCTGAGATAATGCATATTCTATACTACCAAAAGGATCATTTGGATGATCTCCGGTATAAGCATCATTACCATTTTCTGCTACATAGTAAATGTTGCCCTGTCTAAGGGCTAAGTCAATTCCATCTGCGTCTATACTGTTTGCACTAATTGTTCCTGCAAAGAAGTTTTGTGTCCAGACATCGGCCCATCTTTTTCCTCCGGAATTAGGATCACTACCTAAACTGTATGTATCAGTTGCGTCTGGAATTATATCAGAAGCTATTTCTGCATTAAAGGTTACATTGTCAGTATCAGCATCACCGATTGTAATATTACCATCTGCTGTGATAGTTCCTGTAGCAAAAACATTACCGTATACATTTGTATCTGCAAACACTTCTACAGATCCTGTGCCATTTGGTGCTAATTCTAAATTTTCATTAGAAACATTAGTGCTAATAACATTGTTTTCAATATCAATACTATCAACACTCAATCGAGTTTGGTATACAACATTATCAGCTGTGCCTAATGTTAATGTAGGTTGTGATGTTGAAATAGTTGTACCAGTGATGTTAATGTCACCTATATTAGCAAAGTCACTAACTTCTAATCCAGGTGCTCTAACACTGCCATTTACATCTAAGTCGTATTGAGGTGTGTTAGTTTTTATACCAACACGGCTGTTATTCACATCTAAATATAATAGGTCGGTCTCAAAAGCAAGATCCACACCTTCCCTAAGAAGGTTTGCTTTTAAGAGCGGACCGGATATACGACCAATAGCCATCTCTTCTCCTCAATACGGGGATCCTGTCCCTCTAGCCAAATTCTCAGCCTTTCGGCTCTTTGCTGGTTAACCACAGTTTGGACCTGCAAGTATTGGTCTTACATTGCATTAATTATATTTATCGTTTTTTAGGATTATCCTAGTATAAGCACGTAAAGATCAAGCAAATCGTTAATGATAGCTTCGTCTACTCCTCCGCCTGCGCCTGTTGCAGATTGCCACGAAATTGTGTCATAAACTTCTAATTGGCCCGTGCTTGTGTTATAACGCATCATTCCGTCAGGGGGGTTAGCTGGTCGATCTATATCAGGTCCAGAAGGTATTACAAGTCCTTTTCCTCCACCGAACTTAATGTATCCGCTAGAATCTCCTCTGAGGATTTGAATATCATTGGATGTATTAATAATATTGTTATTTTTTATAATAATATTGTCTATGATTAGAGATTCGTTTGTTACGCCTCTTTCTAAAATCAAATCAGTGTCAATTGTGTTACTTGAAACAACGTTGCCGTCAAATAACACATCATCTACACCTAATCCGTGTATACTTACTTTGTCTACATCAATTGTTCCTATCTCAACATTGTCAACTGTAAGCACAACTGAATCGTTTGTAGGATGAACATCTACACTAGTTTCTCTATCTGAAGAATATATTCCGCTAAAACTTAAATTACCTGTAGAAAATCCTTCAAACAAATTTGAATCTGTATTGTATCTAATTTCGCCTTCAACATCATTTCTTTGAAGATTAGTACCTCTTGCAATTATTAAGGCAGGGTTGTTTGCTAAATCTAAATAGTCACTATTAGGTGAAAAAATTAAACCGTCGTTTGTAGTTGTAATAGTGTTTCCACTAATTCTTATATTTCCTGTTTCTATAAGTGTGCCATCTATGTAAGTTATATTGTCATTTTCTCCTATATAAAGAGCACTTACATCATCTAAATTTACAGACTCAAGATCAAAACTTGTAGTGCCGTCTTCAAAGTTTGCAAAAAAGGCATCACCTACTCTAAAGGTTCCAGATTGATCAGTTGTAACATAATGTATTTTTCCGTTATTAAGTTCAACTGTTTCTTGATCTTGTAAAAAAAGACTTAAATCATTATCTACATTTTTTCCAGCGCCAATGTATCCAAAATTATGTCCTATTAGATACATTAGGGTATCTGCACCGTCTGCTTCGGCACCGTAATTTCCATATACATTTGCAGATCCTATTGATCTTAATTCTGCACCAAATCTAGAACCGTTACTGCCTAGTCCTAACAAACCTTGTGTTGCATATAATCCTCTATTTGCAAAGTATGTAAACGAATTTAACCATTCAACTCTAACACCGTTAGTCATTGTAATAGTATCAACGCCAGGTGTAATAAATGTTGCACTATGGAATAGCATACTACCTTCTAGCGTAGCACTGTCAAGTACACCTCCGTCGATATATGCTCCGCCTCCTGCATCTCCGCTTTCGAAAAATCTTGGATCTGGGTGTACTTCTTCAAAAAATTGACTGTAAGTAGCTTTGTCACTGAAATATAAAGCTTCTAATGCAGGTCTAAATTCATCGTATACCCACATACCAGGACCGTAAGCATAAGTTCCGTCACCGTATCTTACAGCGTCTAACGCATCACCTGAACTTATTTCAGCAGCAAACGAAGCATAATAAGGTACAGTTGGATTTGTGGTAGTATTACTAATATCACCATATAAGTATCCTGATGGACTTTGTGTTGTAAAAAAGTCTACTAACGGTCCTGTAGTAATGTTAGCAGCGAGTTGTAATATTTCATAAGATATAGCAGACCATTTTATAGGAGGTGCATATTCTGTGCCCTTTGTAATCACTGTTACATTTCTAATATACGGAGATCTTTCAGATATAACAGTTCCGTTTTGAAATACAAATGCATATCCTGGTGCATAAAAGTCTTTTATTGTAACATCTGCTATAGTTGTATTTTGTGTTAATTCAAAAGCATTGTTAGTATTTGTTGCAGTTGTTGGTTTTATTATAGTGTTTCTTAAATCTTCTCCACGTATTGTAACATTTTCTGGTACAACTAATGGAAATGTTTCCTCATATTCACCTGGATAAATGTGTATTGTTACCGGACCGCCGGCACTAGAATCTGATACGCTGAGTGCGTGTGATATTGTTCTAAAAGGCCCGTGTTGATGATCACCGACATTTGTATCGTCGCCGTTTACAGAAACATAAAAAATATTTCCTTGTCTACGACTTAATGAAGTATCCTGGATAAAGACTGTATCAACTTCTACTCTTTCTCCGTTGAGTAAATTACTATAAATGTTTAGCCATTTTTTATTTTGTCTTCCTAAATCACTTGTATCAGTAACATCTGGTATTATGTTGCTGTTAACATCAGCAGCAAAAGTCACATCATCTTGATCATCACTACCGAATACAATGTCACCTGTAGTTTCTATATTTCCAGTTGCGTGTAAATTACCTGTAATATTAAAATTACTTCTAATATTGACTGTACCGTTTCCGTCTGGTCTTAATTCTATATTAGAATCAGCAACTGTTGATCTAATAGTGTTGAAATCAAGTTTTAATCCATCTGTGGCAATACTTGTAGCAAATATATTACTACCACCACCTAAATTAATATCGCCTGCTGTTGTTGTTATTTGACTATTTTGTATTTCTAAATCTGCAACATTAACAAAATTCGTTGTAAGATTATTTGCTCCAAGTGTATCATTTACTGTAAGGTCATCAACAGGTGCATCTGTACGTATACCTATTTTACTGTTTACAACATCAAGATGTATAAGAGGAGTTCCGCCTGCTACATCAGCAGAAACATTTGCGAAATTTAAATTTACGCCTTGTCTTAATAAATTATCTTTGAGTACGCCACCGCCAATGCGGCCATTTTGTGGTTCAGGCATTATTCACTCCCTCTGACAATGTATTTATTTGTCAAAGTTATGAATAACGGTTACAGGTTTTCCTAAAGGCACAGCAGAGTTAAAAACAATATACCATCCTGCTGCATAAGGTGGATTAGGACCAATACTTGGTACGTTTGTTCCGTCACTTTGTTCAAGTGTGTAGTTAGTGGTTGAAATTTGTAAAACGTTTTCTATCAGCACCAGTACGTTTTGAGCTGCTGCTGGCACTGGATAAACAGTGTCTCCGCTATCTAATGGACCAAACACTGTTTCTGTTGCATCTCCTACACCTAAATTTTGTTGTGTAATACCAGGATTTTGATAAGGTTCTTTGAATCGAATATTGCGCCAAGCACCGTTTTGGTAAGCTTCTAATTCATTAGATGTAGTATTATATCTAATCTGTCCATCTACTGAGCCAGTTGCTATACCTACTTCGCCTGGTCTTTGTGCTTCAACACCTTTAGGTACTAACATTGCACGTTCGCTGTCTGCAATAATCTGACTGTCAATGTCGTATATTACACCTGCACCTGAAGGATTTCTTACATTTGTTGTTTGACGCTTAATTAATCTCATTTAAACTTCCAAGTAACTGATTGTAGCTGCAAGGTCAGTAACGTTATTTGGATTACCGTTTCCTGGTTGTGCTACAAATGTAATTTTATCTCCTGCTTCTAAAACAATTTTTTCTGTATCAAAAGTAAAGGTTTCTGCTCCAGGTAAATTTAAATTGTTTATAACTCGTGTTACTGAGTTATCTAATGCGCTGCCGCTTGGTATTAGATGCATATCGAATTGTGCATCAGAACTACCATTATTACAAATTAATATATTAGTTACAGCGTAAGATTTACCTCCTGGAACTAACACTCCGTCAATCTGTGTTGTTGTTAATTGTGTGTTAATTATTGCCATTTTTTATTCCTAAAATAACATTGAAAATAACAATGCTCTGTTTTTACTTACCAGTTCGTCTCTATTACTTTCGTCATTAACGAAGAATATACCTGATTTACCTGTAGATTGATTGCTAACGTATAATTTCGAACCATCTGCAGGTTGCGAAGGCTGCATAGTAACGTCATCTATTCCAGGCACACTGTTTAAATGTAAAGTATCATCTATTCTTACGCTACCAACCCCTGGTGCAGATAAAATTAGATCTTCGTTACTAGAAATAGTTTCGATTTGTGTTCCTACAATTCTAACTTCATCTAGTTCCCATCTATCCTTATACACTCTTGAAACAACATCAGAATCGATACTAAATGTAATTACGCTGTCGTCTCCTGTAGTTTCTTGGTCACGTATAACAATACTAGATGGTGTGATTGTACCGTCACCGATTTGACTTAGGAATACATTTGCAAAGTTATATGCTACATAATCAACAACTGCCTGCGCATTAGGTAAAGCATCAGGTGCAATTACAGTTCCTGTTAGTGTATCTGTGTTGTCATATTCAAATACACATTTTTCATAATCGGTTATACCTGTAACTGATACTACTGGACCTCCATTACTATTGCCTAGGCCATCTGTTGTTGGTACACCGCTACTTATAAGGTACAAGTCGCCGCCGCCGGTAGTAATGCTATTTGTTCTTATACCAATTAAACCTTCGTTTTCATCCTTAAAAACAAACGATCCTTGTCTACCACCTGGATTCAACCAAGCTAAATCTTCATCAAAACCAAAAAATACATCAGGAAATGTACCTCTTTCAATTTCAAGACCAGAAAATCCATCAGGACCTTGAATACCAGCTCCGCCTTCGTCGCCTGTATTAAGATGAATAACTCTATCTTCGATATTTAAATCAGTTGTATTAATTGTAGTTGTTTCACCTTGGACAACTAAGTCACCTGTGATATAAACTTCGCCAACATTTAATCCTGTATCCAAAGTTATTCTATTACCGTCTTGAACAGTAATTTTATAATTTCCTTTAGGTACATTTACATACTTTGACATTCTTGATTCCCAGTAATAATGTGGGGGATTGCTCCCCCACTACACGTTATTAGCCGTCGCCTTCAGTATCGTCAGCACCTGTTAGTACGTCATCATCTGTACCTAGTGTTGCGTCAGCACCTGCGCCTACACCTGTACCAGCTTCTTCAACTGCTACTGTATCGCCTGTACCTGTAAAGTCCCAAGTAGTAACAGAACCGTTGTCCATTGTTACTTTGCGTCCTGAAATTTTAGTAACTTGACGTGCTGTTCCGCCGTCGTCAACAACAATTGACATTTCACCTTCTAGCAAATCAGCCGATGCTTTATCAACTAATGTGCATAGGCCTGTATCTGTGCCGCCTGCATTTGAAACATTAAAACGCTTTGAACCTTTTTGATTTACAATGTAGCCCGGTGTAGAACCGTTGCCTGCATTAAATTGAACTTTAATTTCGTTGCCACCTGCTGTAGGTGCTCCGAAGTATCTTTTGTTAAGTGGTCTTCCCATTTGTTTTCTCCTATTTAGAAGTCCGATGCGGGTTCTATCCGCTACGCTGTTGGGACAGCATAAGTCCGCCTTGCGGCACACTATCTGACACAAGTATTTATCAAATAAAGAAAAAGCCCGACACACTAATGCATCGGGCTTTTATTAAAGGGTGGGTGAAGGACTTGGGTTTACCTCCAACTAAGCGCCTAGATACCTGTCTATGTTACGCCTAGAACCTCAGTTCTGCTTAGTATCGCAGTGTGCGTACTGCTTGTCTCCAAACTCTACGCCGGGCACTACCCCTAACCAAGTGCGCTTATCTCCTCTAGATCGGAAATTATTAGCGCCAACCCGTATAACAACGTCTTGTTATATTATTAATATAACATCATTAAAACAAATGTCAACCACTTTTTTATGTTTTTTTAAATTTTTCTTCTTCTAATATCTAATGCCCGACTTGCACGATACATTTCTATACTTACTTTGTTTGATTGATTGCCTCCTAGTATCAAATAATATTTTATATTATCTTTTACATATGTTTGCAAATAAAATCCTACGTGACCTTGCCAGCCTTTATCGCCTCTTGGAAATACAACCAAATCTCCTGGTTGAATATCTTCTTCGGATACTTTGTCACCCCAAGTTAAAAAGGAACGTGCCATTAGAGGTACATCACTAATACTTTCACTTCCGGGTATTCCGCTTTCGTGCAGTACACTATTAACAAAAGCTGCACACCATTCTGTACGTACAGGATCAACACCTGTATAGCTGCGTAGTTCTTGTCTGTCTGTACTTTCGTGAAGTCCGTAATAGTTATAAGCAGTAAGTGCAGGATTGTCTGCACTTATTTGTATAGGAACTTCTCCTCTAACAGCAGGTATTGGAACTGATTGTACACATCCTGTAAAAACAAATAATCCTATAAAAATTAATATGTAGTGTTTCATAAAATCTTTCATTTGTGTGAGTCAAAAAAATAGGGCGTTGCCGCCCTATTTTAATTTTTAACAAAGTACTTAGACTTAGCTGAATGAAACGTTGTTGTTTGTAATATCAACTTTGCCTAGGTAGTCTGCTGCGTTACCTAGTGATGACGCAGTGTTGTTAAGCTCAACGTAGCCATAACGTGTCATAAATGATACTGTTGGCTCGAATGTGCCTGGATCTAGAACAACACCTGAGCTCATTAGTGGGATATATGGGCAATAGAACGCTGCTGCGTCTGATTCACTTGAACCCTTATAACCTACTAGTACTGCTGAGCCGTCACCAGCGTATGTGTTTACATACACTTTCATTGCGTTGTTTAGTGTACCAACCATCTTAGTGTTAGTTGGAGCTTCGAATGCACCTTCTGTTGTACGAGCGAACGCAGAAGTAGTTGCTGACTGTAGAATTGTTAGCGCGAATGGCGAAACAACTGCCCAGTTACCAGCACCACGTCTTGTACGCTGTGCAATCAAGTTTGACACTCTGTTGATTTGAACTGCAAGTGCTGCGTGTTCGTCACCAACAAATGTAGCTGTACCTGATACTGCTGCTTGATCATAAGTTTCACTTGCAGTGCCTGCTAGTGTACCTAGTGAAGCTAGGATCTCTTGATCGATTTCAGCGGTAATTTCTTGTGCTAGAGCAGCCATAATTTCTGCTTCAACATCGATACCGTGCTGTGATTGAGCATCCTGAGCTGCCTCAAATGTCCAGCGAGCTGACAACTTACGTGTCTTAGCTTCAACTGTCTGCTTGAGGATCTGGATGCTTAGTTGATTACCAGCTTCACCTTCTAGTGCTGATGTTGAAGCTGCTTTGTCGTCAAGTGCACCTGAATATGCTTCAGCAATTTTGAATGGGCTTAGAGCTTCTTCGCCTGCTGTAGTATCAGTACCTGCAGTTGAGTTTACAGAGTCGCTGTAACGTACACGTAGAGTGTGGATCTGACCAACTGGACCAGTCATTGGTTGTACACCAACTAGTTCGTTTGCAATAACTGTTGGCATTACACGTCTGATTACTGGAAGAATCACACGGTTTAGTGTCGCAACGTTACCAGCTGAAGTTGCGCCTGCAGTTGCAGTCTCAGCCAAATACTTGCGAGTGTTTTCTAGCGTAGCAGCCATAACAGACTTCTTGTTGCCTTGCAAGCCTTCAAGAAGAGCAGTTTTGGTGTCCTGCCAGCGGCTTTCTAATAGTTCTGAC